TCGTGATTCATTCTATGGTAAAAATCAATTTTAATTCTCTCATAAACTGCCTGTACGTTGGTATATGCGCGTCCGTGATTTACCGTTTCATTGTAAACCTCATGCTCTACTACCTCGGCCACCCATTCTATCCAATCATGGTTAATGTAAGAGGATAGCTTCTTACCACGATAATTAAAGCAATCAAAGCGGCTGTTTCTGTCCTCATGGATATTCTGGATAAGGGTGTGTATTTTGGCTCTTGTCGCGTCTTTATCTACAATGTGGTTTTCCTCGCGCACCTTTTTTATGATACGGCACACTTTTTCAATTGCAAGGTCAAAGAACACCCCGGTAGTATGCTTTATGCGTAGTTGCGTTTCGGGGCGTAGACCCTCGGATATGTCGGTGAGCATATCGTTCTGTTTTCGGGTTTCAACAAGCAAGTCATTCACCATTTTGTTATTGCCCTTAATCATGCCGTCAATGATAGACTTGAACCAGCGGAAACAAGCCACCCATAGCAATGCGGTCAGCACAAGGAAAAAGGCAGCGGTAACGGCCATCATTCCTACATCGCCTATATTCTTGGCAATTACGGCAACTTCTTGTGTCATCGGTTTCTGATTTGGTTAGCCATTGCGTCTATCGGGGTATAGTGGCAATCGAAAAAGTCGTAGCTTGTTATAGATTCGTCCTCAACGGAATCTTCTGTTTCCTCATCTATCATAAGTCCATAGGGATGCTGAGAGTAGAGCAATCGCTATCCACCATATTACGGATAGCCAGGCGGTAGCGCAAAAAGTCCTCGTAAGGCTTTTTGTATTCTTTGGGGAGTATGCCCAGAATTGCGCTTTGGTATTCGTTCACCAGCTTACTTTCGGTGTTTGCCGGGTATTTGGCCGATAGCAAGGTTTTGAAAATGTTGTCGGCTGTCGTGGGATATTCCACACGTAGGCTGTCGTACTGGAACATCTTGCCGGTTGCAGTCTCTGGGTCGCTGGCTATTGTTATGGCGCCCATGTCATCCTTGACAACATCAACCTCAACGATGTTGTGGTTGTAGAGTACGGTACCTTGCCCGTTGTTATACGGGTCAATCACTTGCGGTCGTGTTTCCGATAGCAGTCCGATTGATAAAATACTTTTTCCCATTTTAAATTATGGTGTTAAAATGTTTTCTTCATTCGCGCCACTGTTTTCATTGGCAGACAGTATGGCACGACTGCTTGCCAATGCCAGTATTTTGCGTGATTTCATTGCTTTACAACCTTTAAAAACGACACAAGCGGAACGCCCCAGCTGCATTCACCCACGAACCATAAAGGCTCGTATTCATATAAGCGAAACCTGCATACGAACCATCGTTCGAACGGCCAGATAAGAGGACTCTGTGCCAGCCCGAAACATCTTCTCCAGAGTGCACGAAATTGTCGCAAAAGCCTTGATTTAGGCTACTCGTTACGCTTGTACCGAAAGTGAAACCGTCATACGAAAAGCCGAAATTCCACAAGGAACCACTCCTTCTAGGCAGGTCTGTAATAGGTATATAGCCCTCTGGAACAACTGTTGGCACGCCGGTCGGCGAGGTGAATTTGGTAGGGTCTGTGCAACCATAGGCGATTGTTCGCCCCTCGGCACTATTGGGCGAATAGAAAATTAGAATGTCATCGGCATAGAACCATAAGTATTCAAATGGTGCTTCGAGTCCGCGATAAGAGGCAACCTGTACCACCTTGTCGCCGTTGCTCCATCCCTTGACTGTGTATGATACGCGCCCCGTGTTGTTGCCAAGAACTGCAGTCACGCCGCAAGGGATAAAGGGGCGATAGCCTCCCCAAGTATTCCATTGGTCGCTATTCATATTGGTGCCATTACCGAGACCGCCTTGATGAAATCCATCAGCAGTGAGCGTTTCGTTGTAGGTGTTCTGACAGTCGAGAGAGGCATATTCAATACGTTGGAGCCATGCAATTTCCATATATGCACGAGCCATACCTAAGTGAGTGCCATTCTTGCAAGAACGCCTTGCGCCAGCATCTGAGATTGAGGTGCGGGGCATACCGAGTTGAGAATTATATGTGCCGTCCTTGCTTGCGTCCGAGGCACCGCTGCCGCCACGAAAATTTGCGGCGTTGGGGAGCAGGGAGATAAAGCCGTTCTCATCACGCAAAAGCTCATCATCTGCGCCCCACTGGAGCCAGCAGCCGGAAACGGCTATAGAGTTAGCAATGTCGATAGTTGCACCCCACGGGGATAGTGTCTTTCGGGTCATTCGCACAAATCCGGGCAAAGCGTATTCCGAAATACACAAAGCCCACTTTGTCCCTTCAACCTCAAAGCGGGCGAAGTATTCCGGCTTTTCGAGCATTACATTTCCGTCCGTTGTGTCGAGCTTTGCGGCCGCTCCAGAATCCTTTTTGCGGGAATCGTTCTGATGGAGATAGTATTTTACCGAGCCGTCTGTGTTCTCCACAAAACGTCTCAGCTTGTTTTGGATAGGCAGTTTTCGGTGCAAGTCCATGTTGCCGATACGGGTAAGGATATAGTCCTTGCTGGTAAAATCGCCTTGCACCCCATACCACATATCGTAGGGATATTGCGGCTTAGTGGAGCCGCTGCCTAAGATTAAGCCCATAGTGTTACGGTTTAAGGGGGTTGTCGATTGCACCCCAATAAATCTCATATTTGGCGGTGTCGATTGCGTTGGGGGGCAGAAACACAATCTTACCAGGAGTCCAATTGCCCACAGGTACGGGGAAATCGCCTATCTCCGTGTCGCAAATAAGGCGGCATAGAACGAGGGTATCGTTCTCAACCACACCCGTTTTGGAACGTAGGTATATAGAGAATGCCAGACTTTCGGGCAAGCGAAAGCCTTTTGAGAGGTCATCTATGCGACCCTTAGCGACTATTCTTACATCTTCCATGTTGTTAACTGGGTAAATTCAACTGCAAAGATAGTAATAAATGTGTTTACCGAACGCATTTTAAGACATAAATTATAGCCATTTGGAGCATTTGCCCCACAATCCCGCCTAAAATCGTGGCTAATATGTCGAGCCAATCCCATACGCCACCGTGCGCTTTATCCTTAAATTCCATGCCGGCGGCAAGTCCACCGACAAATAGAATAGTGAGGAACAGGGCGCAGGGGATAGCGTAGAGAAAGTGCTTGAGGCGGTTGCTTTCAGTTATCCAACTCATCGTGATTTATTTTAAGTTATAGAACCAGTATCGGCTAAGTGCCATTATGTTGACACATCCATCATTAAGCGAATCATCATCGCTGATATATAGCTCAAAGCCCATGTCCGATTTATTCAGTATAGCTCCTTTCCAGTTGCCCTCGTAGCCGGTACAAAATATAAAACAGCCCATTTCAATAAGTCCGGCCTCTTTTGCTACGAACTTAAAATGGCCCATTTTTATCCTGGTAATCGTAAACAAGTCTGACAAATCGCGTCCATCATAGTAATGGCCGGAAAAGGACAAATTAGCAGTATTTCCGAAGAAAGTACCCATAAACAGCATTTGGGCGTGTCGGCCCTTATCCTCAGTCTGTCGGAATTGCTCATACCCCATGCGGCTTGTCATTACCCACTCTCCGATACGCTTTGTTGGAGTGCTGCCTTTGCACTCAAAGCAAGTCATTTCAACTATCTCTTGTGGGCGCACAATGGCCTCATAGGAATCCATAGATGTGCCGGAATTGTCAGTAACGGAAAACTTGTTTGAGGCAATACGATAATTCGCTTTGCCAAATTTGCCACTATTGTAGAGGCGTACGACTTTGCCAATATCATTCGCTTCCATACCCATGGAAAGATTTTTGGTAGTATCTGTTTCGGGTAGGTAGAATAGGTTGACATCCGAAAAATTACCACTAAATCCAGTTGACAACTGTAATACACCTTTTAAGCGGGCCGAACCGTATGTGCCATCAAGATACATGGCACCATCTTGACTTTCCAAACGATTATTGCGAAAAATCCACCCTGCGATATTGGCATTTTCGGCCAAGAGGAAGCCTGTAGCGATTGTTTCAAACTCCGCCCCAAAGTCATTCCAGTTGCTTGTATTAGTAGGCAATATGTTGGAGAAAGAGCCTGCATCAACTGCTGCTATGTAAAAGTGGTTGTTGTATTTTACACAATCAACTCGTTGGGGAGTGCCAATATAGGTTTTGGTGCTATCATAAGCGCCACGGAATACCAACGCCGGGCCTGCATCTCCGTCTTTGCCGTCAATGCCATCGTAGGGAGTTACGCGAATTGGAGTAGTCCATTCAGAAATCAGCGTATTAGTCTGACCACTGATTTTGGCAGTTGCCAGCCAAAGATATTCCAGACCGTTTACTTTCGGCATTACAGTACCCCATCCACTCGGCTCCCGCTCGGATGCTACCAAAGTAGGCGCTTCGCTCTTTGACCCGTTGACAGCATAGCGATATTCGGTGTAATCGCCATTCTTGCCATCCTCGCCGTCATCACCTTTTTGTCCGTCTTTGGGGAGTACCATCCATAAAACGGGAGTGGAGAAAGCCCCCCACTTGCCATCTTTCTTTTTGCGGACGCTCTCATATTCGTAGCGATAGCCAGTTGTTACGCCAACGGGATTATCAGTCCAGCCTTTGCGTAATCCCCAATCCATGCTTAATGTCCACAACGGACGGCCATTTGCGCCGATTGTGGATTGAGCAACCGGGGCCGTTGTTGTCGCAGTTAAACACTCATAATACTCACCGTCTGCGCCAATGACCACATCGCCGACATTGTAAGATTTTCCGACAACGTGGTTTTCGGTCGTTAGCGGAGGCACGAAATCATCTACATATTCATCGCTTGTAGGTGTTGCTGGTGTTGTTTCGCTACTCATTAAGCGATATATGCGCTCAACATCTGCCGTGTCGATTGAGAAAGGAATCGGGTCACTCCATGCCAGTACGTTCTTATTGGTACCGTCAACAGTGCCAACGGAGAGCCAGCAATTATTTACCGTTACGATACGATAGTGGCCGCAATCGCCATTTCTGCTATTGCTTTGGTCTTTTGCGTATGCGACATCAACAAAATGTGTTCCAGCGGTCGGTATTGATATATAAACGACCTTTTTAGCATCCGGGCCGCTTATTCGGTCCAGATAGTTTGCAGTGCGTGTAAGCCCCTCGGTGTCGAGCTTACCCACAAGTACAAAGTCAAAGTTGGTTTCGCTCTGCGCCCAGATTTCAATCGCAACCATTTGATTAGGTTTGGTGGTTACGATTGTAATGCGATTTTTCGTTATTTGGTTGTCGGCGATTGTCGGCGAATTATAATATCCATTTAGGAGCGAGAAAACATTGCCATGTGTGATTTGCACATTTTCGCGGTCGGGCGTGTCGCTCCAGCCGGCCGGGGGCAATTCGCTGCCGGTAGGCTTGCTTGGCTTTTCAAAAGAATAGCGATAGACGAGGCGGTTGCTATCGGCATTTTTACCGTCTGTTCCATTCGCGCCCTTTGCAACAACGCTCCAATATACCGATTCTGTAGGTTTGTGTCCTTTGGTCGGTGTTGGGTGTGTATAGCGATAGGTGCAAGTAGCACTGTCCCCGTCATAATCGGTGTAGCTCACCTCATCGCCGGGGTAATACACATAGCTTGCGTTCCATGTGCCACGATAAACGCCCAACGGCGCAACATCGCCGCTCTCGCTTACCACACTTACATTTTTGAGCGTGACAGCGTTGTTTCGGCTCACATTCCAGTCGATTGAGCTTGAGTTATCGCCTATGCGGAATTTGTTGCCGTCCAAATCCAGATAACTCTCTCCATCGCTTGTGATAATGCGGCCCGTAGTAATGGTGTTGCCATTTATGCGCGTAAAGCCATAGGTTGTAGTGAAATCGCGGAAATTGTCATCTGTGTAGAGCGTTGAGAGAATACCGACAAGAAAATAGTAATTGTTCGGGTCATCGGTAGGCTCAAACTTATATTGCGTCTGGCTCATTATCCATGTGCCATTCTCGCCCGTCTTGGAACATTTGGCAAAGAGATAAAAGCCCGCGTTGCTTGGCAGTTCAAATGTGCGTGTGTCCATTTGCCATGCCCTTATTCGGTTGGGGTCAATGGTAAGGTGCGACAATATGCCGGCGGAGGCGGCAAACGCATTAGGATTGCCTTTATAGTTGGCTTGGAGTATTACACCACTTAACACAAACTGCTGGCTCTTTGAGCCGACAGTGAGCATATTGGTGTCAATGGAGTTGGGGCGTATGTTGTCAACGTTAAAAAATCCGTCAGTGTCATACACCAGATTACGCAAATCCTCAGTGGTGCGCCACCCGCGGCGAGCTTTGTTAAGGTCCCGTAGGCGGTTGTTGTTTATAATCTGCTCATGGTCGATAACAGATAGAACGGTCTGCGTCAGTACTGAGATTGCAGTCGTATCGGAGAGTGTAAGCTGGTAATCCTGCTCCAACAAGAGGTTGCGGGTAATCTTTTGTATGCGGATTTGTTTCTCTATGCCAAAGCGAGTATCGCGCACAGGTACATAATCGCCCACTTTGAACAGGCACACATCAATACCTCGCTCCAACGCCTCAAGGAAATACAAGCGGTCCAGCGTGAGATTGTATTGAGCCTTAGCTTGTGTTGCCTGCTTGAAATCGTCCATAGCGGCATACCACAAATCTTCCTCGGCATTTTCCTCGTAGCTTTCGGGCAAAAAAATGTCGGTGATTTTGTAGGTCGCTCCAACCTCAATAGGATATGCACCGCCCTGCTCAAATGGCACGGTCGGAGTAGTAAGGCCGCGATTGTCGGTAAAAGGTATCAGCCGGAATTTCTTTGTAGAATGGTCGTAGCCACCCTTAGCCTCAAGCTCAAATTGCTGCCCGGCAAGTCGGCCGCTGGTAAACGTGATTTTCGCGCTAACATCATTCACTAAGTAAACAGTGCCTTTGTCATCTTTCTTGCAAAGGTCAAAATCCATAGTGTCATCAATGAAAGCGTTAATATCGTCGGCCACCAATGCAGTCACTCGGCCCGTGCGGGTCGGAAAAATGTTGTCGTAAGTCTTGCAATCTTCCTCGCTGCCGATTTTATCGCGCAATGCAACGTCCTCTAAAAAGCGGTCGTTTTCGTTTGCTATGCCGATAAGTTCGGTGTTAGGCTCAATAACGGTGCCGTCATTGAGGACGTGCCTTTTGCGATTGTAGCGGCGTGGATAAGGTAGTTGTAACCTCTCGGCATAATCACGGTAGTTTGTGCGGATATTGGTTGTGCCGCCCTCTACCCACAAGCGAGTAATCACGGCCTTGTCATCAACCTTTTGCTCTTTGAGTTTGTATAGGCCATTACCCTTGCCACACTCAAAGTATTCTGCTCCACCGGGGGGATTGACACGCTGCCCGAATTTGCCAATGTGGATAGTCCTTACATTGCCGTTTTGCGATATAAGAAATTCCAGATTGAAATTGTCTTTGTTGCAAAGCGTCTGTAACACTTGCAAACAATTTACCCCGGAGAATTGGATTGTGATAGCCTCGGTTTCGGGGCAGTTAAGCTCATCGAAAGCCCACAGACCCGGATAATCACGATTGAGATTGTAGATAATCACCTGCACAAATTCTCTGATTGTGTAGGTTAAATCGAATGTAGAGCGGTCGGATTTTCCGTCCTTGTCGCAATTTCGATATATGGTTTTCATAAGGTCGTACATCGGGCCGTAGAAAACAGGCTCAAAGATATTGTAATCCTCGCCCAGAATTTCACGGGTCGTTGTAGTCCTTATAGTGTAGTCGAATCCGTCCACAACGATTTTATCCCCCTTGCTGAAAGAGAGCATTTCGGTGGAAACGATTTGTAGAGTGATGTTATCATCGCCCATAAGGGAGCTATTTTGCGTAGCCTGCTTGACTACGCAAAACGGCTCCTTTGTGTCGAGCTTGATAATTTCGCCGTTGCGTTTGATTATTTGAGTAATTCCCATACCGTAATGGCGTTGGTTTCAAACTTTTCTATATCTTCAATCACTCCCGTAACGATAATGTCGTATTCTCCGGGGAGTGCGTAGGTATGCTCAACCGTGGTATCGTTGCCGGCTACATTGAATGTGTGAGTGCCATCACCCCAGTAGATGTTGAGATACTTGTATGTTGATACCATGATTGTGGCTTTGGAGTTGTTGGAGCCGGAGATATGGCGCAACACCTTTTTCACCGGCTCATCTTCTACAAGTTTGAGTTGGAAAGTACCCACCATAAGCTCATTGTTGTAGCTGCCCCATTTCTTGCTCACATTAACCTCATCGTTAATGTCAACCTCATAAACGAGGGGTTTTGCCTTGCCGTCATACTCCACCTTGAGGCGGCGGGTGTGGTCGCCGTCAAAGAGCGCAAAGAAACGGCTTTGCCATTCCACAAACGCACTGCGGCTTGAGGCCTCGATGAAACAATTTAGGGTTATGCTACGCTCTTTGAAACGCTTGCGTTTGCGGTCCCGCACAATGCCGTGGTAATTGTCGTATTCCACCGACAGCCCCTCTTTCTGCGCCAGACGGCCCACAAGCCCGTCCGAGGCCGACACATACACGCCGTAGTCTTTGAAATTTTGGCCGTCAACGTAGTATTCAACATCGTTGTTGGCTTGCATTTTGAGGATTTCTTTCTCGGTCTTTGCCACGTTAAACACTTGCACCTCATCGAGCTTTGCAGTCGTGGTTAACAGTTCCTCGGTGCAAAGAGCAAGCCCCGTGGGATTGGCGGGCAGGCAGCCGACATAGATACAATCGGCATTGAGAAAGACTTTGAAAGAGGAGCCGGAGCGCACAAGTGCCATATAGTACCACTCGCCCGGCACTACATCAAACCATTGCTCCTTGTGCTGCTCTATACCGGGTAAATTCAAGAGCCAGCCTAAACGACGCTGCTGAATCTGGACGTAGAGCGACACGGTGAAATCCCCATTGAAAGGGATTGCAAGAGCGGTGCTTACCTCGTCCCCGCAGAGGTCAAGAGCTTTGCCCGTCTTGGCTTCCTTTGTGAATGTGGCACCGCCCGAAAGCGTTGCGTCATGGCGGCCCGCGGAGTAGTCGTATGCCTTTGAGCCGTCCGGGTCATCAAAAGGCAGATACAAGATTAAATTCTTATCAACCATTTTAGTATGTGGTTTTATCGTGAAATATTGTTTTAATTTTCGCAAACGTTGAAATGCCGATATAATCCACCGTGGTATTGCGGCCATAGGCGTTTATATTGACACGCGCCTCGGTGCCAATTACGGATATATGGATTTTCGCATTATCGAAAAGGTCAATGGTAACAATGGCATTGTCGGAAACAATTACGGCCGCCTCGCTGTCATGGCGCACATACAGGCGAGAAACGGCAAAGCCGTCATATTCCAACATAGCCTTGCAAGCTCCATTAAGCACCATATCGGGCTTGTTGGCGGTCGGGGGTATCTCATCGTCAACATACACCCCGAAAGGCTCACACTTGCCCTTGAAATGCTCACGAAGAAAATCAAGCGTGGGGTAATCCTCGGAAATACAAAAGTCAATGCCCTTAATGTAGAGCTTTGCAAGTTCCTCGGTCGATAGCCCCGCACTGAGTTTTCCTTGCCATAGGCGGCATAGCCCTTTGTCTATGCCGTCTTGTTTGAGTTGCTGAATCAGTTCCATAGCCTTACGATATGCCTTGTGAGAGTAAAGAGTTATCTTTGGATTCTATCCTTTTGAGTGTATCGCGCACCTCGGAAAGAATAGCGTTGGCAGTTGCAGTGTTTTGAGCGATTGCCGATTGTGCCAAAAGCTGTTCACGCAACACACTTGTTTGCTCAGTCTGGTTTATGATGAAAGTGTTAAGACGGCCCGCAATCACACCGCCTGTTTCCTCGCTCATAGCGGTAACGGCACCCGTCAAAGGGTCGGTGCTGGTTGCGGTATCTTCAACGTCCTTAATCCAATCACCCACCGCATCAAGAGCATTTGTAAAAGTTTCGCCGGCGGCGTTTACCATTGCCTCAAATTTACTCTTTTCTTGGGCGGTTAATTCTCCATCCGACATAGCCTCACCCAGAAATTTAACTGCTTCATCCATAGCCTTAGCTAAGAATTGGCGTTTGAGCGCGTCAACAACGGCCTTTTTCAAAACCTCGCGTGTGGTATCGCCCAAAGCCTTTGCCGCGTCCTCGCCGGTACAATATGCGTCAACAATAGCGTCTGCGTATTGGTCGATAGCCTCTTCGGTTGTTGTTCCGGCAAATGTTTCAATCATCGTCTTATGCATATCGGCCATTTGATTATCTATGTCCTCTAATGCGTCTTTCCATTGTTGAATTTTGCTCTCATCACTATTTTTTTTGGCCTGTTCAGCGGTAATCTGTTCATTAATTAGCTCTTTCTGCTTTTCAAGCGCTTCCTGCTGCTGCTCGTATAAGCCCAGCATATCATCGCCCTCTTTCGCCTTTGCCAACTGCTTGTTAAGGTCTTTGATTTGAGCGGTCAGTTCAGCGTATCGTGCAAAATCCCATGCTCGTAGAGCTACCTCGCGTTGTTTTTCAAGCGCGGCTATCTGTTCCTCTATGAGCTGGATATTTTGCTCAAAGCCGGCACGTTCCTCATCGTTGAACACCCAATAGGTGTTATTAAAAGCACGTTCAAGGCGTGAGTATGCGCTTTGTAGAGAATCAATCTGCTTTTGCAATTCCTCAATCCTTTTCTGGTATTTTTTATCGTGGAGTTGGGCGAATATGCCGATTACCGATGTTATAGAGGAAATCATGCCGGTTATGCCCCCTATAATATCGCCACTCATAAACTTGCCAACCGAGGCGGCGGCATTACCCAACTGCCCCATGAGTTCTATTGCAGTTCCCAGACCGTCAGCCACACCGTCCATGCCCAGTGCGTCAAACATACTTTGTAGCGAAGAGGCGCACTCGGTGGTAATATCCGTTACCTTTTCCACGGATTGAGTTATACCATTCGCGGCGGCTTTAACCTCGCGCTCGGCACTATCCACATCGTCTTGGCTGCCCTCGCCTTTGGCTAAAGCTGCTTTGGCCGCGGCGAGTTTCTTTCTCGCTTTGAGATAGTCGTTAAAGAATGTGTCAAGTGCAGAGAATGGATTGAGCTGCTGAATCCTATCCTTTGCTTGCTGGAGGCTTTCGATAACGGCCTTATAGTCCACCGGTGAGAGTTTGAGATTGCCGGCGGCCAACTGTCGCTCAACATCTTTAATGAGCTTGGAGATTTGCCCCACGGAAAGAGTATCAAGGTCGCTAAACAACTTTTTCCAGCTATCGGATTGCTGGAGAAATGCCGTATTGAGAGCCGACAATGCCTCTTTCTCAGCTTTGTTGATAAGGCGTATGCGTTCCTCATCGCCCATGCGCTCGGCCTCAGCTCGGAGTAAAGCGTATTGGTCGGTGATAGCTTTGCGCTGTTCCTCAAATGAGCGATAATCATTGAGGACGGTTTCGTGTACCTCTTTTTGCAGTTCAGCCTCTTGTTTGGATAGGTCAAGGCTCATCGCGGCCCGGTCATCTTCATTGATAATACCGCTTTCTCCGCTTTCAAGTTTGCGCTTTGCCTCTGCCACGGCCGCCAATTTCTCGGCTAAGGTCTGGCTACGATTGATTGTGTCGCTCACACTTTCACGAAAAGCCTCAAGAGCGGTTTTTGCCCCCGTGAGTTCATCGTATTGCACATTAAGGGATATGAGGAAATTGCCCTCGCCCTCGGTGAGTGCGCCGGTCGCTTTCTTGGCTTGGATTTCGGCTATCTGCTTTTCAAGATAGGTCTTGAATGAACCGCCGGATTGGAGTAAGGACGCAAATTGTCTGTCGGCAACGCCCTTACCCATATTCTCAACCCAACGCCAATATAGTTCATATTGTTTACGCTTGTAGTCGAGTTCGCCCTCAAAGAGCTTGTTTTGGGATTGCTGGTAGCTTTTGTTTTCGTATGTGCGCCGTTGTTCAAAGCCCTGCTGTTCGGTGGTAGTCAGCCCGCCTTTGCCGGCTTTCTTTCGTGCCTCAATAAGCTCCTTTTCCTCTCGGTCAATTTGGGCGAGATTTTGTTTGTGTTGCAATTCTAAGAGAGCTTTGCGCTTGTCGTAACCCTCTTCCATAACTGCAATACGTGCCTCCTCTAAACGCCGGTCTGCGTCAAGTTGCTTTTGGCGTAGAGTTTCAGCGGCTCGCTCTGCATTGTCAGCACCACCCGTTGTATGGCGTGGCATACGCGCCTCAAGTCCGGCAATTTCCTTATTGAGTTCCTTATATCGGGCAGAATTTATGATAGTTTGGGCGCGTTCCTCTTTTAGCTGCTTAATGCGCCCGGATATGCCCTCCTCGGTATTGAGATTTTCAGTTTTGGTGTTCAATGCCGATTTGATTTGCTGGAGCTTGGATAATAGTGCATCTAACCCCGTTGTGTCAGCTCCGGGATTGACTGTGCTATTATTTATTGCGTCAATATCCCTTTGGGTCTGCTGAATAAGTTTATCCAGTTCCTCAAAAGACATTTGCGTATAATCTGTATCAACTATTGTCGGTTGTTCTGTCGCTGCATTATAAAATGCATTTAACGTATTAGCCTCTTTATCTATTTCAGTCGAGGCTAATTTATGTAATCTAACTATCGCATCAAGTCTGGTTTTGATTAAGTTTTCGGCAAGGTCAAGTTGATGTTTGTTGAAGTCCGTTGCAGAAGCTATACCATTCCTGATATTGCCAAGTGCTTCATCAAATTTTGTGGCAAGTTCATCACCATCGAATTTTGATAGCTCTGTTCCAGCTTCAGCTACCATTGCTCTTACAATCTCACGAACATCTTCACTCATTGAGCTGACACTTGTCCTAACTGATTTGCCTGCGGCTTCATCCCAATAATAAGCCAAATACGTCTCATCCCAAGCTTCATCAAGGTCATTTAGCTTATCATCAACTTTTTCATCACGATTTCTGGTAATCTTTTCAGTCCTCTTTGCTATAATTTTTTCAGCTGTAGTTTTTTGAATGGCAGTTTTAAGCTCATCATAAAGCTGTTTTTGCTCTTTCAATATTCCGTTTTCATCTTGTAACGTAACATTATATTCTTGGCATAGCTGGTTTATCTTATCCAAAATATCCTTATACGTCTTGGAATCTTTGTCAAGTCGTTGGAGAATATTATAATATAGGTCGAGTTTGTCAGTTACCTTTTTGGTGCTGTCGTTAAACTCATCCATTGTGTCCTTTGTTTCCTCTGTCTTATTGCTAAACATGGTGAAAAGGCTTACAACAAGTCCTACCAAAGTGAGAATTGCACCAAGTGGATTGGCGGCCATTGTAGCCCACAATACCCTAAGACCAGCGGTCAATTTGCCCGTGGCTGCTGAAAGAACACTTGTTGCGGCTGTTTGTGCAGTCTTAGCGGCTGTGTCCGCAATAGAGGCGGCTCGGCCCTGTGCTGTTGCTGTCGTTTCAAGTTGTTTTTTCTTGGTGTAGAAATCTGATTGAGCCGCCAAAGCCGCTTTGCGTGTAAGGGCTTGCTGGTCCACTGCCGCCTCAAGTCTTTTTTGAGCCGCGGCAATCGCGGTGGCGTTCCCGGATTGTTGCGCCCAATATACCTCATAACGAGCCGCCTCTACTGCTTGGTTGGCTGCTATGGCTTTTGACTTAGCCGCTTCAACCGCAACGGCGGCCTCCTTAACGGTTGTGCGCATTGTCGCAAGTGAGGCGGCTTGACTTGCATTTTTGGATTGAACCTCTTGCATAACGGCCGCACGATAGGCCGCGCTTTTAGTAGTCAAATCCATTTTTGACAAAGCCATGCGCTGCTCTGCCGAAAGTACACTAAGAGCGGCGGCCTCATAGCCCACACTTGAGGCGGTGAGGTTGATGTTGGATAGATACTCTTGCTGCTGAACGGTCAATAGGCTTTGAATAGCCGCTATGCGTACTTGTTTAGCAATGGCCGCTTGTTGCTCTGCCGAAAGGGTTGCCTCCAAAACCGCAAAGTGGGCGTTTTCGGCGGCGGTCATAGCTTTTTTCTGGGCTATCGTGGTACCATTGAGAGCGGCCTCGGCTTTCATAAGTACGAGCTTGGCACTCCTAACGGTGTTGTCTAAGACTGCAATGCCGGTGTAGCCTTTGGTCGCAACGCTATTGAGTACAATAGCCGCCTTGACTGAACCATAGCCAACGGCCACGGCTTTAAGTAGGCGTACCAACGTATCCATATGTTCGACAAGATATGTAGCCCCCGCAATAGCCCCGGAGAATAACCCCTCGTTGGCTTTTCCCCAATCATTAAGCACAGTGTCCCATGCGTCCTCTAAGTTGGCAATCTGTCCTGTGAGAGAGGCAGATTGTTTCTCCATGAGGTTGTAGAATTGACCGCCGGCGTTTGTCATCTTGTTTAAGACTTCCTCAACGTCCTTAAAGCCAACTTTGCCGGCCGATACCATAGCATTTATTTCATCGGTCGTTTTATGGTATTTTTCCGCGAGTTCTTTTACAAGCGGAATACCACGGCCCGTGAACTGGCGCACGTCTTGGGCGTAGAGCCTGCCTTGCACCATTGTTGTACCATAGAGGTAAACAATATCATTGAGTGGAATAGAAAGGCCGCTGGCGATATTACCGAGCCTTACAAGCGTGTCATTGACCTTTTCAGCACTAACACCATACGCCATAAGTTGCTTTGCGCCCTCAGCAACGCCCATGAGGTCAAAGGGCGTTTTGGCGGCTGTGTCAATCATTTGTTGCATAAGCTCATTTGCCTTTGCCTCGTTTCCGAGCATAGTGCCAAAGGCAATTTCAAGCTGCTGAAATTGGCCGCGTGTCTGGATAATGGAATTTACAAGGCTGTGCATACCCTGTCCTATGAGATAATAGGAAATGTAGCGTCCGGCATTTTCAGCCATACGCTTTATAGAGTCCTCAACCTCATCAACCTCACTTATGGCAGAGTTGGAGAAATCTTTAATTTGGCGCTCCATAGCATGAGCCGACACAGTGAAATCGTCTATGTCGAGTGTCGCTCTAAAACCTAAGCTGCCGCCTATATTTTCCATTACATATAACCTTTGAGGTAATTTTTAATTTCTTCTTTTGTAGTGAGTTCCTGTTCCACTATTTCGTTTTCGTCAATAGGGTTGCCGTCCTCATCTGTCGGTATTTCTTTTGTGCGCGGGCCGTCAGCTATCATAAGCTGGAGATTTAGCCATGATATGCCCCATAGCAAGTATTCATAGCTCCACCCGAAATTGCGCATTAACTCTCCACGGTTGCCCCACGGAGAATTTAACCCGATTACTCTATCCGCACGTTTTCGGTCTTGGGTCGGGTCGTTCCCATTTCCCGTATCAATCGAATAGAGGACGTAAAACCCGCGGGATTCATCATTTGGTTAATTACCTCAGCGAGCTTGCGTAAACGCGCTACGGTAAGATGTTCCATAAAGAATTGTTTGAGGTCCCGCACTGCTTTGTTCTTGGGGTCGGCAACGGTGGGGTCGTTTATGACTGCAACGGCGGCAATCTCGGCCATGTGAGGAATGTACTTGAATAGCCTTTTGCTCTCTTGGATAGGCTGCTCTTGCACGGTGTCCTCATCGTATTCTATGAGAATATAGAGCTGGCGCAAACGGTCGATAGTACCCAGATAGAGCGGCTTGATATGAAAGTTGCGCATATACACCTCTTTCATCTTTCCCAACTCAACATCGGGCATCTCGGTAAGCGTAACGTCCCAGTCTTTGGGTATCTGCTTATCGCGCCATATAGCGGTGCGCTTGCGGAATATGCGCTTTTTGAGATTAAACCACTTGGAGGGCTTAACCGGGTTAATTTTCAAAGGCACGGAGAATTTAGCCCCCATTGACAAGAGAGCCTGTATTGCCTTATCCTCTAACTCCAAACGCTGTTCCCGCGTGAGTTCCTGTTGCTGTTCCTGTTGTTCCATTGTCGATTGATATAATCAAGCCCCCTAACCGAATAGGGATAGGGGGCTTGGTCGGTTGGTGTTGCCCGGTTTACGCGCCGGCTTTGGTGGGGTCGGTCATGCCCTCTTCGGTTGTGAGCTGGTCCTGAAAATTTATTTTCATAGGCACGAGGCAGATGCCCTTGCTTGAATATGTGATTTCAAACTTAGGCACGACAACCACGTTGGGGCAGCCTACGAAAAAGCCCTCTTCCGGCATAAGCCAGATAGCCCATTCCTTGTATTCGGGCTTGAGGGGGCGCAGCCACTTGCGTTTGCCCTTTGCACCGGTGATTGTGCCTCCGAAATAGCGGGAGAGCAACTCCATGTCCGGGTCCATGAGCGTGAGGTTTACGGCCGTTACATACTTACCCATGAGAGTGATAACCTTTGCGGACGTTTCGCTTTCGTGCTTGGTCTGCTCTACGTCATCATCTACGAGCTGGCAGGTGTCTTTGTAAACATCGCCTAAGTCGAGCCATGCGGGGCCGTTGGCAGGCATTTCGCCGGGGGTGGTGCCGGCAGGGGTGATGTAGATTTTTTTCAACCCCATTGTAGATAAAATAGGCATAGCTATATGAGTTAAAATTATTATTGGTTACTTTTCTTATCTCTCACGGTTAATTCCAGCGCAAACGAAACAAAATGCTCATCGTGGTCTGGCTCCTTGATTGGGGGATTGATAAGCCCCACATTCCAGTTGTAGCCTTGCCCGATTTCATAGTGGTTTTGCAGTACCTCTATGGCTTTGGCTCGGATGGCTATCAACCGTGAGTGATTGATACGAAAGACAGATTTACCGCGCCCAACGGGTTTTGCAATGTCCAGCACATGGATATTCACATTGATTTGTCCGAAACGAACACTACCCTCGCCGTCTATCGTGTGAGGCACAATGATTACGTCCTCTTTGGTGTAGTCGTTTCTTTCGTAGTCGATTACACCGCTTATCATGGTCTTCACCTCGCTCTCTTGGAGCATTTGGTAAACCCTAACAGCTATTTCTTCGGTTGTTATCATATTGTCGTTCCAAACATTTCATTTGCTTTGGCTTTCGCCTTATCCATTAACTTTTTCATCGCTTGCGGAAAGTCGGTTTTGGCTTTCAGTTCTGCGGGGAGTATCACGTTGTAGCCCTTAGCCTCCACATAGGCGGCATAGTTCATTCCGGCAACGATTATAAGAGAAATGCAATCGGGCAAAGTATCAATCATTTTTAGGGCTGCTTGCAATGCCGCTGCTTGCCCTGTGCTTGACTGGTCGGGACCAAAAACTATCTCTTTGTTGCGCACTACCACATATCCGATTGAGTTTGTGAGATTGCCGGTGCGGTCGGTGTAGTTGTGTTTGTCCTTTGCATACTTGACAAGTTCCTCGCCTAAGTATTGCATGAGGAATATAGCGGCTTGCTCAACGCGCTTTTGAAACGCGGCGGCTTGCGCTGCTATCAACCCATTTCCAAACATCGGTGTTATCCCCATACCTCAATGTGTTTGCGGTTTAACGTGTCAACGCCTTGCGCCTTAAACTCTGCTATCACGGAATTGTCAGCACCAACAAGCTGAATGGTATCGCCCACACTGATTTCCCCCCGGAAATACTTTGGAATGAAAATATCGTATGTGTAGGTGTATTCTTGCCCGTCTGTGCCTATGTAGTGTTTGGCGGGAATAGAAATATCAATCTGGCACTCGCAACCGCGCTCAAAGGTCGCTGTGTCGCTTTGAACGATAAAGCCGGTTGTGGGGTCGGTTGCGACCATGCCGCCATGCCAATAGTTGAAAGAGCCGTTGTATCTCATATCCTACCAATACATAGAGCCGTCCGTGATTGTGGGGATTTCCAAAATCTCATCGGCATCAAGTCCGGCATCAGCGCACAATTCCTTGATACGCTTTCTTAACTCCTTAGTGTCGTAAGACTGTGAGGATTTGCCTAAACTCTCGCTGCTTAACACCAGAAACTTTTTAAGCACCTTGACAGCGGCGGTTGCCACTATCTTTTTGCAGTCGGATGTATAAGGGGTGTCGTTGGCTACCTCGGAAAGTCCAGCGTCAATAAGGGCTTTCTTACATACCACCTGTGCGGCGGTGTAAGGCTCCAGCTCGGCCATTAATGCCTCAAGAACGGTTATCTCCATAGCTTACTCCTTTTCGGGGTTGGGGTCGGCGGTTTCGTTGTTGTTGAGCATTTCGGAAAGGGTCTGCGCCTGCTCATCGTTGAGAGCCGAAAGAGCGTTGCTCACGGCCTTTTCTTTGGCGTTGTGAGCCACACGAATACCCATAATGCCCAGTGCGGCCTTAATGGTTTCTATGTGATAGCGTTTCCCTTGAAATTCTACATGGTCGCTTACCACCTCAACGGGGGGCGTTGGGGTAGTGGCGGGGTTGGCGGTCGGCGCGTCATCCAGCGCAACGATAATGCAAAAGCCACGCCCTACAAGCGCGTTGATGCGTTCAACATTGTTGCTCTGGATAATCTCGCCGGGGCAAAGGGTCTTATCCTCTGCTTTGCCATTGAAAGGTTTGATTACTCTTAGTTTCATAGCAAAGCAAAGGGTTAGACGGTTTCAAGAGTGGCGGCGGCCACGGCGGCGTCATAGTCGGCTTTGGTGCGGTAGTAGGTAGTGTTGCCGTTGACATCGGCGGCCACCTCATTTTCCTCTAAGCCGCGTACCTGTACGCACACACACTGCCCAATCTCGGTGATAAGGGGCAGCAAGCGCGCCGCGCCTTCTGTGTATTCGCCGGCGGTCTGGCCCGTAGAAGCGCCTGTGCGCCACTTGGAAATGCGAATGCTATTGCCTGCGTTAAGATAGTCCACGTTTTCCTCTTCGATAAGCTCGGAGTCCTCAATGGCGGGCTGGATTTCGCCGATAATGCCGGCAGGCTTGATTGCGATAAAGTTCGGGTTCCACGGTTCGATTGACAGGCGTTTGCCATCGGGAGAAATACCCACCTTGCGCTGGATAACGGTAATCGGTGGGATTTCGTTTTCTTCCAGCAAAGCGGTAAACTCGGATTTGGTGACAGTCTGCGCCTGTTTGTCTGTGCCGTGAGCCAGAAGGCGGGTAGCGTCATTCATGCGTAGCCACGTTGCGAGTTCCTGCGACATGAGGATTTCGCCAGGCTGAATACCCCGGGCGCGTAGGGCGGCACAGAGTATGGAAAGGAAAAGAATCGGGTTGAGCTTGCCGGCCTTGATATTTGCAGTGGTCCAGTTCAGAACACTCACGAGCTTGTTCGCGTCCGGCATGGTGTAGTCCACTTCATATGCACGACCGCCGGGGTTGTTGATAGCGGGAATGAATTGAGCCACACCCCAGTTGGAGAAAGCCATGAGAACGATAAAGTCCATCACGTCCTTGCAACCGAGATATGCGTCCTGCATCTGGTGTGTGAGAGTCTTTTCAATCTGCTTTACCTTGTCTGCTTCCTTGAGGCGGGGATTTTCGTAAACTTCCATAAGCTTACGATAATCGCGGGCGAACATAACGAATTTCTGGCCGATACGGGGGATTTCTTTGGTCCAGACATCGAAGCCATCGGAGCGGCGGAGGGGTGTGGGAGATTCATCGCCTATGAGCGTAGCCATGAAACGAATGTTGTATTTACCGACAATAGCCTCGGCAGTGAGCGACATCTGAGGCGTATTGTAGGTAAACCAACTATCGGTATACATCTTTTGGAAAAGTGCAACCTCACGTTCCGAGGCTTTGTCAAAGGTCTTACGCCACGTTGCAAGCAGGTCGAGCGGGGAGCCGTTCTTGTGCAAGCCTGTGAAAGTAGTGAAAATTGACTTAGGCATTGGTCGTTGGTTTTAGAGTGATACTTACATTGATTTTGTCAGCTTGACGTGGGGATTGGCTTTAAGGAAAGAGCCGGTTTCGTCTTTCTGGCTGGCGGGAATAGGAGCAACACGCCTTTCAAAGAGGGCGTATTGCATGGTGTCGGCGGTTACGTCAATAGCGGTTTCAAACTCGCTAACGGTTACGTCCTTAATGGTCGTGGAATTGGCAAAGCCACGCTCTGCGGCGTTTTTCTCTGCGTTTTCGATAACCTCAACGATAACATCGCCGGCGGCCGCGCTTGTGATTGCCTTGTCGAGCGTGATACGATAGACGTTGCCCTTTTCCTCTACCTTTGTGATAGAGGGAGCGGCGGCGAAAGTGCCGGAAATGGCACCGGCTTTCAGCACCTTATCGCCAACCGCAAAGAAAGGAGCATAAAACTCATCTACATAGAGAGTGAGAATTTTGCTATCTTCGGGGTCAACGTCCGAGATTTTTGCAGTCTTGATGACCTGCATCTTGCGGGTTTCCTCATCGCGGATTGCGAGTGTTCCAGCGGGGATTACATCGTCCACCGTGAAATTACCGCTCTCTTTGTCGAGATTGAAGCCGCCGGGTGCGATTGATGGGCTACCCGTGAAAATCGGGCGCGTACCTACAAAAGAGGCTTTCTTGCGTTTCATTGTTAAAAAAATTATTTAGCGGTTATTGTTTCCAGCAAAGCGTCAGCGGCTTCGTCAACCTGCTTTTCGCTTGCTGCTTTTGCACCCTCGGCTTTGTCGGAAATAAGGCCGTTTGTGATACAATCCTGTCGGAGTGCTGCCACGGCGGTTTCCACGTCCTCATCATCAGCAATGGAGTTGCCGAGGCGGTCGCGGAGAAAAGCGGGAATTTTGTGCTTTTCAAAAGCTGCGTTGATTTCGGCCTTACGCGCCTCGCGGCCACGTTCAGCTTTCAAGTCGTTCAGCTCTTTTTCCATTGCGGCAATACGCTCATCGGAGTTATCACCGTGCTTGGTCTTGCCATTGCCCTTTGTGCCTTTGGTGGCGGTGTCATCGTCCGTATCATCGTCCGTGTCATCGTCATCTTTGGCGGGTTTGGTCTTGCCATTGCCCTTTGCTTTCTGCGCCCAGCGTGTAGCCTCACCCTGAGTTTCGGTTGCTACATCTGCTATAAGGGTTGCAGTCTTTTCGATTGCCTCCTCATCGGTAGAATCATCCTCAATGCCTCCACCAAGTTGCTCGGTTAGCTTATTGAGGTACTTCTCCGATAGGCGGGTGTCCTTAGTCTTTTCCTTGACTTTTGCCCTAAGTGCTTTGTTCATATTGGTTGTGTTATATCCCGGAAGGGTGGGGGTGTTAATAATTGGCTTATCTATTATTAAGCGCAAAGATAGCTAAACTTTGTAATATGTGTTTATATAACACACTAAAATTTTACTTAGTAAATTCATTATATTTCAGCTCATTATATTTACTTGGAAAATTTTACCGAAAAATATTTGCCAAAATATTTGGTATATTCAATATAACACATTAACTTTGCAATGTGTTTGAGAAACACAGTAACTCAAACCGACAAAGCAACACCGATAAAAACTACAAGAAAAATGGCAACACCCAACAAATTCAGCAAAGGCGATAAGGTTACAGTAACTCGCCGCAATGGTACAACAATCACCGGTACAATCTCCGATTGGGATTACAACGTATGCACCTTTGAGGTGGAGTACGATGTTGACTACCTCAAAGACGGAAAAATTTTTACCATGATATGTGTTCCACAAACAGCTATAACCCTCAATAAATAATAGTATGGCACAGTTCAAACGCTGCTCAACGTGCAAACTATTTGAGCGCAATACAAATAATCCTAAAATCGGCTATTGCCCAGTATCTAAAAGCAAAACTTGGTTAGCTAACGGGAGAGCCAGTAGTCGCTGCTATCAACCCAAATAATAAAAACGCAACACCCTACAAGAATATGGCAACAAAACAAATTTCTATCAAAATCCCGCGCTGGACTATGGCCGAGGATTTAGGCTACACGCCTATCACTACGTTCTGGCAAGACTTTTCTATTGCCGACAAATTCGGTCCCGCCGCAATCCGCGACACTTTCAAACGTGCATTTGCGGAATGGAAAGGCAACTATAAATACCTTACCGAGCTTGTAATGGTACTCAACCACAAAATCGCCTACCATTACAACCCGGAGAAAGGCGCAGCCAACGTGTTAGCCAATCTCTATAATGAGTTGTGGGAGCAAGCCGACAACTACGCCAATGAAAACCTCAAAGATGAGGAATACGCTTACTTTTATCGTATCACCGACTAAACACTACAACAATGGAAATATCCGAGTTCATGGCTCTTTCAAATGCCGATAGGCTGGCATTTGCGCCAACGATAGCAAAATACAATGTGAGTGGAACACGCGCATTTGAAACAGTGATAACCATAATCAATCGCTGGGGAATTGACGCGCTGAATCCGCACATTAAGTTAGGATTTATCTTAAATCTTAAAAGTGTTCCAAATTCAGTATTACACAAATAACGGCTAAAAGAATGGGAGCAATCAAAGACGCATTACGCAAAATACTTACAGAGGAAGCCGAGAGAACGGGCCGCGATATTCGCTTTATTGATAGCCCTACTGAGGTTATAGAAACTCCGGCACAAGCAAAATATAACGATATACGCCGAGTTGAGCGCGGATATGTGCAAGGCGTTCACAAAGCAGGAAAGGAGGCTGGCAATGGCAACAAGTAAATCCCTATGCGCCTCGTGCCGCCACGGGTCCCGATATGGTAGCTCCTACTTTTGTTCCTATCGGTGCCGGACGCAACAAAACAACAAATATAAGTGTGAACGCTACTTAAAATCCGAAAAGAAAAATGGCTAAAATCCCCCTTTGCCGAAACTGTCAGCATTGCCGCATATATGGAGCAACCTTGTATTGCTCCATGCTCGACAAGTATTTCAATCGCGGCCGATACCAATGTGATAACTATAAACAGAATCCGAAATGAGCAATACCGACAACAAAAACTGCAACGGCTGGATAAGCACAAGCGAGGCACTCCCGCCACTCAAATCTCGCGTTCTTATCGTAGAAAGTGGTGCCGGTCGCTCGACCATACGAATTGCAAAGCTCTTAGGACAGGCGCAAAGCGGCGTATGGTATTGGAGCGCACAAGACACAGCCTCACAAGTTACCCACTGGCAGCCCCTGCCCCAACTCCCCAACGACCATGAATAGAACAATCAAGAACAGGGCAAAATGCTTAAATAATAACAAGGCCGATAATTGGGCTTATGGTTATCTATATCCGGTCAGCACTGCCAAAGGGTTACAACTATGTATCTGCGACCATGAACACGGCTTTGCCGGTCCCGTGGATGCTAATACACAAGGACAATTTATCGGGCTATACGACCAGCACGATAAAGAGCTATACGAGGGCGATTATATCTCCATTGACTATAAGTATGATGATATATGCAATGGTGGTGTTATGCCCGACCAAGATTGTTTCTGCGAGGGCGTAGTAGTTTATATGTCGGAGTTGGCTTGCTATGGCATAAGGCTCTATAAAGCGGAATACCCACTAATGGAATCTCTAAAAGAAACGCCTTATCTGACTATCCCACTTATGGATTTTGATTTGGTATGCGATAGTATAGAGGTGTTAGGCAACATATACGACAATCCAGAATTACTCAAAAATGGAAAATCAACCAAAGACAATCAAAGAGGCGTTAGAAAACCTAAATAACGCATTTAGGTATTTTTGCATAACCGCCTTTGAAATGGACAAGGTAATGCAACGATTGAGCCAATTAATAAAAAAGGCCCAATCCTACGCTCCTAAGCGAAAATCATATCAATCGCCCTATGCAATATTTGATAAACGTAGAAACAGGAAACGATGAGCCAGAAACTTAAACGCATACCTATCCGATGTGTGCATTATTACGAGGGTATGTGCTTACAGCCAACCGCGCCAAAATTTTATGCGTGTGATAAACACCTAATAGAAACGTGTCGGCACTACCAAGAGCGCATACCACATTGCTCACAATGCCAATACTACGACAATATAGGCTATACAATGTATTGCCACAAACTCCAAAAGCGGATAACGGCCCGCAAGCGTCCGTGTAAAAACTACTCCGAAAGATGAAAAAACAACTCATTTCAGCCGTGGGCGTTATCTACGTTCACAATCTCCAAGGCGACACCGTAGAACCTAACGTATTGGGCGAGGTGTTCTATATGCGCACAACGCGCATACTCAAACGCCGAGTGCGTAAGGTTATCTATTCTCTTGCCGTGCCTCTTGACGGGCATAGCATAGACTCTACAAAACAAGAAATGCGTGAGTTACTTGATGATATAGTAAGACGATATTACGACCGTTGCTAATATGCCAATCAAGCCCGAAAATCGCGCACGATACCCTAAGAATTGGCCGCAAATACGCAAGGCAATACTTGAACGTGCGCACAACTGTTGCGAGTTTTGCGGAGTTGAAAACTACTCTATGCGGCTCAACCCCAATACAGGCAAAGAGGTTAAAATCATCCTCACGATAGCGCATTTAGACCATACCCCCGAAAACTGCGACCCCAGCAACCTACGGGCATTGTGTCAGAAATGCCACAACTCTTATGATGCGGAACACCGCAAGGAAACAAGAAAACGAAATAAATAACAAGCTATGAAAGTCTATATCAATAAACGTAGTGGCGGTTACGGCTACACAGGTGGCTTAATCGTTGTGGCCGCAAATAGCCCTCAAGAGGCACATGGTGTTATGTGTGATAGTGAACGTGGCGATGATTATATTGACTATTACGAGGCCGCAGGCTGGCAACTGTTAGCTAATGTAGTGGCAAACGTGGAACAACCTACAATATTAGCGGAACATGGCTACACAGAATGAAACTGTTGCGCTCGTGGAAGGCTTTGCCAAAGCCAACCCGGAAACGATAGAGCGACTTAACGCCGCAGCTCGTGAAATGCTCAATCCATGCCGGCAAGAATTGACTGCAAAGGAGCTTGAGGCGGCGCAAGTGGCGTTCTGTTTGGGCGGCGTGTGGGTAATCATTAACCAAGTAAACATCACCATAAACAATGAAACCAAAGAAACGGATAGGTACAATCGTTAGCTGGAGGCCGTTTATAGCAACCAGCATTTATGATGATGGCTTTGAATATCGGTTTACTTGCCCACGTTGCAAAAAGCATAACGCAGTGAAAGCCCCCCACAGTCCGGGTAAATATTTTCTTGAGGGACATTACAAATGTGCGGATTGCGGTTTATCGGAATATGAACAAAGCGTTATCGGAGGTAAAATTGAGCGAACCGCTATAACATATTATTCTGATTGTTTTGTCCGCGTCAAGGAACAACCTACATTATTTGATATGCGATGAGCGATAAGTGCCATTACATAAGCGTCCCCGATGTTGGGCGCGTCCTTATTCCGGGTTGTATGGCGGTGGCCGTGAGTGGCGATATATCGCAATGCACTTGCAAAGCCCCGCTGTCCTACCCAGAGCAAATAGACAAGCTCCAGCGAGAGAACAAAAGGCTAAGAGAGGAAATAACACACCTCAAATCCTTGTTAGACCTCAAAAATAACAAGACTAACAAAATAAAATCGCCTTAAATATTTGTTATATTAAATATATTTCATAACTTTGCGTTCAACAAACACAAAAGACACAAAGAATATGACAACGACAATCACAAAACAAGAGATTGAGAACACCGTAAAAGAGGTATATCTAAAAGTGCGCTCGTGGAGTACGACCGCGCCAAAAGTTACCATATTTGAGTATCACGATGGCAGGCTCTCCGTAACAACCGGCTACGACCACCTCGGTTATATAAAGCTGGTTGATGGAATGTGGAATGTAGAGTGTCTAACTAATTGGGGTAGCACTCACTCAACAAACTCCACATTAGAAGAGGCAATAACCTATCTAATCAAAAGGCATTTTAACATGGCATAATGAAACAGTATAGAAAGGTAATTCATGTTGAGCTTAAACAACCATACAACGGCCGGCGCAACTACTATTTCGGGAGCGCAAAAGCCATATACAATACTCTACCCACGGAGATAGTCGGTATTAGCTTAGGCTCGCTCTGGAATTGGTTTAGCAAGTCAAATACTTACACCGGCTCGCTCGCTACAATCCGAAAGAGAGATTTAATCACAACACCAACCAATAGAGGAAAGAAAGGAGGCGAATAATGTTAGGCGCAATCATAGGAGATATAGTTGGCTCACGCTTTGAGTTTAACAATACGCATAGGAGCGATTTTGAGCTATTCCATAAGAATTGTAGCTTTACGGATGATACGATATGCACCGTTGCTATTGCGGACGCGATATTGCGCAAATGTAGTTATAAAGAGAGCCTATTGCGCTGGTGTCGTTCATACCCTAATCCTATGGGCGGTTATGGCGGTCGTTTCGCTCAATGGGTCAACTCCAGCAACCCAGAGCCATACAACAGCTTTGGCAATGGGTCAGCAATGAGAGTTAGCCCGGTGGCATGGGCTTTTGACAATCTCGATGATGTGTTGGCGGAGTCTGAAAAGACTGCATCTCCGACACACAATCACCCGGAGGGGATTAAGGGAGCTAAGGCCGTGGCTCACGCTATATGGATTTTGCGTAATGGTGGCACGAATGTTGACCTATCAAACATTCTACACGACTACTACTCCAACTTTTCACTCGACAATCTCCAAAGAGGTAAGTTTGATGAAACGTGTATGGGTACCGTTCCACTCGCTCTCTACATGGTATGTATGGCAGAATCTTTTGAGGACGCTATAAGAAATGCCGTGGCTTGGGGTGGCGATAGCGACACGATAGCGGCCATTGTCGGCTCAATCGCAGAGGCTCGGTGGGGCGTTCCATGGCTTTTTGGAGAAAAGGCTATGAGCTATCTACCCAAATCAATGCAAGATGTAATTCACTTATTCTATGGCGTATGAAAATAATTGAAATTTTATTACACGATATTGTTTCTTTTAGCCGTGTGCCTGCTAACATAGGTGTATTGTTAGAGAATTTGGAGCTAACTAAATCACTTGGAGTTTTAACCCCTAATGTGGTGCGCATATACGCAAATTCCGGGATTCCTATAATTGCAATACTCGGAGGGATATTGCGGAAAACCCCACAGCAAATCGTAGCACTAATAGAGAGTGGCAAAATTCTATATGATGATTTTATATGCTCAATCGCTATCTATGCACAAGAGCTAAAAAGAGAATCCCAAATCAGAACACGATATGGCACAGAGCAACATAATAGAACTGGTAAAGAGCCTTTGCAAGCTCTACAAAGGGGGCGATAAAAACCCCTACGACCCGGATAGCATAAAACCGTCTGAATGGGCTAACGAATACCTCAAATTCCAGATATGGGATGCGGAGTATTCCGTTGTACGAGGCTTTGAGTGGTGGTATGATACATGGAAACGCACACGCCCCAAAGAGCTTGCCGACAAAGCGGAGAAAGCGGAAGAGGTTTATAAACTCGCTATCTTCGACAAACTCCAAAAGATTAAGCGTGATGACATAGACTTTCAAGCAATGTATTTCGCGCTCTAAGCCCTATCACTTAACCAATCTCTTATCGCGGCTCAATAACTCAACATAGATAGTTATTGAGCTGCCTTTTTTTCCGCCTGCCTCAGCTTTGATAAAGCGATACTCATAGCCACGATGCACAATAACCTCGTTCTCTCTGCCCTTTGCGAGTGTGCGGCTTGCCGTGGACCCGTCCCAGCCTGCGCCGTGCCTATCACCAAAGCCGGATATTGGCTTGGCATAGATGGCTTGTGTGCCTTTCGGAGCGTAGATGCGCAAATCAACGCTTTTCCAGAAACCGCCACTCATATCAAAAGAGGTGGAGATAAAGCCCTCGTTGATACCTCGGCATCCAGCGACTGCATTTAGACCGTCAATATCGCCGGCCCGTACCATGCGCAAAAAGTCATCGCCAAAGATAGACCCCATTTCTGCCATGTCGCAACCTCGCCTTAGAACAGTGTCCTTTGATAGAGTGCAACCGTCAAGAATACTATCCATAAGCGTACCGTCCGTGTGTGCGCGTTTATCACGCCAGTAAGAGCGATTGATTGTGTCATAGGTGCCGTTAGTGTAGCTGCTTACTGCTTGCCTTGCCTCGGTAGTGCCGGCCTGCCATGCCGGGGCGCAATCGGCAATCATCCTGTCTTGGAATGGCTCAAAGGTTTTATCGCTCTTGACCTTGCTTTCAAAGGTGCGGTGCTTATCGCAATATTTCTCTAATTTGGTCGTACTGTTAAGCCCTTGCCTTAAAAGCTCGTTCTTGTATTCCTCAATAGCCTTTTGAGCCTCGCCCAACAATTTAAGGGCCGTGTCAACATCGCCAGCGTCATAAGCCGCTTTGAGTTGTGGAAAGAGTGCATTGACCTTATCCACGTTATTAGACGCGACAAAAGCCTCCACGCCTTGAATGTCGGCAGCCATACGCTCACGGCGCATTTGTGTTTCAACATTGCGCAGAGCTTTTTTATAAGCGTTTGCCGCTCCCTCCCAGGTCGGATATTTCTTGTGCTTAGTTACCCAGTCAATTTCAAACTTGAGGGTGTCGGCTTGGTGTTCAAGCGAGCCGGTCAACATCTGCCCCAGCTTGGATTGAACGGCGGCGTAAAGTTGCTTGAGGCTTTCAAGTCCATGTTGAGCCAACAAACCCATCGGGTCATCAAGCAAATCACCCATTGCCCTTGCCGCCTGTTGCTCTGGTGTTAACCCGTGGAGTATCTTTTGAATGGTGCTTTGATTATCCTTGACAAAGTAGGGTAATGTGCCGGCGGCGGCCGCCTTATCCATGCGTTCCTCATTGTCCTTAACCCACGCCTTGAAAGTCGGCGGTGGTGCCGTTACCTCGCCCGCACAATCCACGCTTGCGGGGTCGGCTCCGTCAAGAATGTTATCCAACATTTTATCAAGCTCGGCAGGGCTTGACAACACCGGCTCTTGATAACACCGACAATTAGGGTGCCAGCCCGTCCACTTGAAATTTTTGGGATAGATACCTTTGAGGTCATCACAAATATCCGGCTCCGGGTGGTTATTGCTCAACTTGATTCCAATGCCGATAACAAAAGGCATTTGTTGCCAACGCTCATAGTCGGCCGTGCGATAAGCTATGTTGGTTTCAGTTCGCGCCAGTCGTTGAGCGTTGCGGTAAGAGCTACGATATACACCCCGGCCGGGGTGGTATTTGCGAGGGTCATCATCAATCCATTTGTATGCCTCGCTTTCCGCGTCATAGACACGCCTTTTCCAGACACGCCCATATTTAGGTGTGCCGTCCTCATTCTCGCCGATTTTGACACGGAAACGCCTATAAAAGCGGTCGGGGTCGTTGAGATACTTTTGAATTTGTGTTGAAAGTCGGTTGGCTGGCGTACCCTCACCAATAGCCAAATCCAAAGCGTCCTCTAACTCATCTTTGTAAATGCCGGTGTATTTCCATACCTTTTGCGAGAGATTAAGCCCTGTGCCGGTCTTACGCGCAAAAAAGGCGTTCATTGCGTCCATGTTGCGTTGAAAGAATCGGGCAAAGTGGTTATCCTCTATTGAGTGTTCGCCAAATATCGCCTTGACAAGTCCATCGTTATGCTCGTTGGCGTTGAGCCATTCTTTCTCTACGCCCCCTCGGATAATCTGGTAAACGCGAGAATACATAGAGCGGAGTATTGGCGTAACCTCATCGGAATATCCATACTCGGCAAACGAAAACGGTTTGCCCGCCTCAAGCTCCGTGCCTTTTACCAAGTTAATTATTTCGGTCAACGCAGAACGATAAGCCGCGCCCACATTGGCGGCATAGCTTTCTGTGCGTTTGAATAGCTCGGCTTGCTGCTTTTTGTAGTCTATGTATTTCCGCTTTGCCATTAGTCTTTATCAGTTAGAATGATAGGCATAACTCTCGCTTGGTTGCCTTAATCTTATGCTCCCATACATTTTTCTCTTGAAATACTCCACAGAGGGGTTGTTGGTCGGTAGTGTGTAGGTCATAAGTCGGCATTGGTCGGTAATTATCTTTCACATCGCCCAAGTGGATAACCTCAACTATCCACTCTTGAGGCTCGTTATTGTGCATTATCCATACACGTTGCCCCACATCGAATTTTGTTGTTATATTCATCGCTTTTGAAAATGGTCGCAATAATCGTATTTGAGAAATTTGCAATATTTAAGGAATTGGCACCGGCAGAATATCATGTTGCCGTCAGCCCCTTTGTTGTGCAAGTCGGTCGAGTGTTTGCAGTCCTTACAGGTGTAGGCGGGCCACTCTGCTTTCGGTGCTTTCTTAGCCATTGGTCGTGTTGAAAAGGTGGTCTATCAATTCTTGTTTGGTCGCAAAGCAATTCCTCGCGTCAAAGGTCAGACGTTGGGGATTGTTCCGGGCCGCCGTGTTGATAAGCTCAACAAGCACCTCGGCAGTGCGTCCGCGCATAGGTGTATTGGGAGCGGTAAGCGTGATTTCCACGCTTGCCACTCGGAATTGGTGGGGCTTGTTTTGGCTCATAGTCCAAACCTCATCGCCCGGATTGAATTTAGTAGAGTAATCCATTAGTCGGTAGGTTCAAAAGCGTCCATACGTTGTAGAGCCATTTGTTGCTTTAAATTCTCTTGCTGCTCGGCTTTGATACGCGCAATCTCGGCTTGTGCGTCCTTGATTAAGTAGGAAAGCTCCACATAGGTTTCACGGCTCATTGCGCCGTCATTGTATTGCTTAGAGCAATCAGCAAGCACATCGCTTACATCATCGCCAAACGGTTCTTGAAACTCATGCCCTAAGTCAAGAGCTTCATATTGCGCCATGTGTGCATAGTCCAGCACGTATCCCATTATGGCACACATAAGGGAGGCGTGTCGGTTCATATACTCATCGTGTTTCTCCTTATGCTTTTCAGCCTTGATAACCGCCAGCAACATAACTTTTCGGATAGCCTTTGCCGACAGGTTGCCGAGGCTTTTCATGTTGTCGAAGTCGATATTGGGGGTAAACGATTTGGAAAGTATGTGCTTATCCAATCGCTCAAACTGGTTGCGCTTACTTTCGCTTGCATCATTCCAAGTAAGATAGCTAACTTGGCCGCCATTTTTGAGGATAAGCAATTTAGCCTCTTCCTCTTGCTTGGGTAGGCTATTGAGGATTTCGGAGGTTGCAACCATTGTGGGATTGGCGAAACGGTCTATCACATCGGCCTCCACGCTTTCCGCGTTCTCAACCTTTTCAATCATTGGTTGCACATCCGCGTGTTCCGGCTCCTGCTCAAAGAGCAATACGGGGATTTTCCCAACATAGTTTTCAAGCGTTGTTACTTTCCAGCCTATACCCCCACGCTTGCACAGGTAGATTTTATCGGCAGTGTATATGTCGATATGATGAATGGTGCGATTGCCTTGCTCCGTGAGGTAGTAGCCCCAGCCAAACGCTTTCAGCCGCTTGTACTGGTCTTTGATAATATAAATATCATCGCCACTCTTTTTGCTCAACACGTTAAGCAAGAGGCGGGGCTTGTTGGTCTTTTCCTCTCGGTAAACGTGGTAAAGAATGGCCGACACACCCTCGGCACCGGCGGCTCGTTTGGCTTCCCTTACGCTGGAATCAAATCGGATTTCACGCATTAGCTTCTTATAAAAGGCAAATGCGTCATCAGTACTCTCCGACAGTTGCGACCACTTCACGGGCCGGCCATATAGAAACACGAGGGATATTTCGTTTAGGAACTTTTGGTAAGGGATAGGGATTTTGTTGCGCTTGCTCCAACGTAGGAAATTGCCCTTTTTGTCATAAACGGGTCTATCCTCACGCTCCATTACTTTGTGGGTGCTTACCTCATACTCTTTCAAGTATCGGGTCGCTTTTTCGGATTGGCATTGCATCATAGCAACGGCCCGTGTAACATCGCCGGCCGCCAGCAATTCATCAAAACTTTGCTGGTAGCCAACGGCGGCCTTAATGGTATTTGAGATTGATTGTATAATACCCATATCTTAGAGTGTTAAGTGATACCTAATATTTGTTCGATGTTATCCGGTATGTCGATTTCGTTGTAATCAAACCAACATCGCATCAGAAACATATCTCGCCAGTCGGGGGAGCATCCTATTTCAAGTTTGATTTCCTCTTTCGGTTTCAACATCAGTTTTCCATCGGAGTCCGCTTTCCACGTTTGCAGTTGTTCAAGCTCTCGGATTATCTGCTCTCGGTCGGCTTGGCTTATCAAATCCTCATCAACTCCTACCTCATTGGCATTAATGTGTTCCGCGAGTTTGTAGCCACATTGCGTTTGTAGGTTTCGGTAATTCTCGCCGGCGAATGGAGTAGAGCCATTGACAAACCCGTTAATCTCGCAATTATCCACCACGCCACCGCCAACGCCATCCTCATCCACAATGCAACGATGATTCGGCACACGATACTTGCGCTGCTTGGTGATAATCCACATTTGGATTTCCGTTAGGCTGCTTTTAGCCATTGAAATTTGGTCAATGATGCAATAGCCATCCCACACGGCCAATCGCGCATGGTCGGCACCGAAACGCGCAATATCGCCCGTGATATAATGTTTGCCGGTGCGTAGTGCCAGCTTGTTTCCGAATATGGCGCATATATCATCGTGGGAGCATAGAGCGTTGGGGTTATCATCATAATCCCAATCGCCCAGAAATAGACGGGCATACTTGACTTTATCGCTTGTGCTTTTCAAGCCCTCTATATAATCCGGGTCTATGTAGGGGTTTTCTTGTACCAGGCAAGCGATATAAAAGCGGAAAACGGCAAGACGGCCCGCTTTGTAGGGCTTGTAGAAAATATCATACATCCAGTTCTTTTTGGGATTGCAAGTGATAAAGATTTTTCGCATTAACCCATACTCCAAATTCATGTGGCGGCCGACACGGGTTTTAAGTGTGTCGTATGCTCCAAAGTTCACCTCTCCACCCTCTTCAATCCAACCGCCGGTAAACTCAATAGAGCCGTAGCGTTCATATAGAGGGTCAGAGGGTTTATATTGCAAGTCCAGAAAGTCAATGCGTGAGCCATTGAAAAACTGAATGTAATTGAGCTGTCCGTTGAAAGTGAAAAGGTCATCGGTGCAACCATACATCGCGCAAACTTTTTTGAACGTGATATAGGTTGATTGTGTGATACGCTTTAACTCGGCTCGACCGATAAACCATTTCGTACCCGGATAAGCAAGACACATAAAAAGCAACCACGCGGCACCCGTCCACGACTTAGCACCGCCGGCGGCTCCACCATACAGCACCTCAACGTGTTCGTTGTCGGTTAGTATCTGGAGAGCTTGCCCTTGCTTTTCGTGCCTTTTGCCATCTCGACAAGTGATAAAGTCGAAACAACCGCGCTTGAACAATTCAACTTTGACTGCAAGCGACAAAGGCATGGATAGTGTCTTAGTTCGCGCCATTGTTGCCTGCCTTGATTTTGTCTAAGAGTGCATTGTATTGTATAAGCTCATCGGTGGATAGTACCGACAAATCCACCGTATTTGTAACCTGCGCATTGATTTCCCCCTCAATGGTCTGCGTTGCCTTGCCGAATACTCGGTCAAAGAGCATTTCGATTGTGGACGTGCGCCCGTAGCGCATATCGGTGTTGATTGCCGATATAATGCTCAATACCCACATCGGAGTGTTGGGATTGGGCTTGTGCGGGTCCGTGGGGTCTTTCAACAGTGGCTCCAGCTCTGCGGGTGAGCTTTCGTAGATATGTTGGATAACTTTTAGAATTTCCTCTTTGCTGCTCTGGGGGTCAACTTTCTTGCCGGTGGTCTGACGTATGTAATTAAGCACGGAGAGCTTGCCACGCCCCTTTCTCTTGGGCTGGTTCTCGGACGTAAAGCGATTGCCTTTCTTATTTCCTTTTTCAAAGAGTGCCATTCGTTGTAATTCCGTTGTTTTTAATTCCCGTGTTTGTCAAACACACATAAGCTGCAAAAGAAACCGGACAGCCGTTAAACTGCCCGGCTCATTTACTCGGTGAACGTGTAGTTAGGCGTTAGCCTCCTGTGCTTGGTATTCACGCCATATCCACGCTACAAGGTCATCGCCAAAGTCGTAATCATCGGGGTACTCATCAAGACGAGCCTCAGCTTTATCAATCACGCTTGATAGGTGTTTCTGCTGCTCATCGGTAGCACTCCACACCTCAATCTCGCCGTTGAGTTGCTGCTGGATAACAGCCTTTTCCTCGGTTGTAAATTCAATTCTTTTCATTTTCTTGTTGTATGTAGTTAGAGTTTATATTTCTTGCATATAGCTTTAACGCGGCGAGTGTACTTGTCGGATTTACCGTGTACTGCCTTAGTAACAGTTTCAGCCCAAAACTCGCTCACATTGGTACGAGCATATTTGCCATAGCCCGTTTTCTTTTTATCTCGCATCCACGAGCGGTAAAGAGAGCGGATTTCCTTGCCGGCTGCTCTTTGATTGGCACCGCTTAGATGTTCGTTCCATGTAGCGTGTGCAAGCTCATGTGTAACGGTGTGAGCCACGGGTTTATTGGTGCGCGTACTCCAACCGCTTGTATAATTGTCAGAGTGCGCCCTACCAACGGCCTTTGCGCCTTGATTGAAATGTGTGCGATTGAGATAAACAGCCTTAGACGCGCCACCAGCGGTAACATGAACACCATAGGCACCCGGAAAGTCTGCCAGCTTAACCTCTCTTTGTCTAACACCCAAAACAGCGTGATAGCGTGATATGGCTTGTTTGGTTGCCTTATACATCTGCGGGTCTGTCATTTCCACGAGAGAGCTGACATTGGTAATTTTGCCCTTGTAATCGCCGCCACCGTCTTTTGTGCCGCGATTGGAGCCGGAGTTTCTACCCATATTATTATGCTTTACAGATTATACAATATCAACATCTACATATATTGAGCCGCGCTTACCATAGACAGACTTAACTTTGTATCTGGTATTGCGTTTCAACAAAACTTCTTCCTCGCCGATAGAATGTTTGTCTAAATCCATTCCTCTTGCTTTTTTGCCCGGACTTATCCTAAGCATAATCGGTTTTGTCGCAAAGTCTAAATCCTCGGCAATGGACGCGCTTTTTGATGTACTCATAAAGCCCTTTTCGGTAAATGTACGTCCTGTTGCCTTAGCAATTAATTTTCTCATATCGCCACCGCCTGCGCCCTCTACAACGTGCATATAGAGTTTATCGTAGTCGGATTGGCTTAGATAGCCAAATATCGACTTCGCCTCGGTTTTACGATACAACACGTCATTGGTAACGGGTGCAGTCAATATCGAATCCAGTACCTTTATGTTGGCTCTATTGGCCGGCGATAGCGTATAGTCGCTTGGTGAGCGTAGCCAGCCGTTGATTTCAGAGGAATAGCCGTTTACATAGTCGCTTAACGCATTTTCAATTTGAGCCTGCGAGAATGAGCCACCGCCACCACGGACACCACCACTATTTCTTCCCATAGCTATTTCTTTTTGGAGTTGATAAAGTCGTGAATGTAAACCAGTCCGTGTTGGCGGCAAAACTCTTTAATCTCATCGCCACCACCATAGACAACAAGATTAGGCCGTTCAAGCCCGCTTATCTCTTGCGCCACCTGTAAATCGCTCTTGAGGCTTTCAAGCCACCCGTCAAGTCCACGAGTGAAAAAGGCGTTGTAACCTTTCGGAATACCCATTTTGTTGTATTCGATAAACTTGTGGGCTACATTGAGGTCGGCGTAAACCTTAATGCCACACTCTTGCAAATAGCGACAAAGCCACCGCTTTTTGTAGATAAGGCTTATGCCATACGCGATTGGCGTTTGGTCGTGACAACTACAATTAGGCTCAACCACGGCTTTGCAACCGCTTGTGAGCAATTTTATCGGGTCTTTGAATAACGCCTCAAATCGGTAGTCATCTACATAGAAATGGTAAGTGGCTACATCTTTGCGGAGGCGGCTATTTGCGCCCCACGGGGTCAATGGCAACTCAACCTTGCCGGCTTGCATTTCCAGCAATAAGTTGGGAATCTCATAGATGTTGTCGCTCTCATACAACACATCTTTCAGCATGGAGCGATAGAAAGCCTCTTTGTCATCGGAATTGTCATCATCGCCCGGCTCATTGTCGTTGTCATCGGTCCCGTCCTCATCATCGGGATTGTCAAAGGGTGCGGCGGTTGCAGTCTTGGCACCAGCTTTCTTGCCTTTCTCTTTCGGAAAGTCCAGCCCGATAAAACCAAAGTCAACATCGCCAAAAGCGGGGTCAGTCTGTAATGCGCCAAAATCCCACTCTCCATTGTTGATGTTGGAGCGTAGGATAAGGTCGTTGCGCTCATCGTCCGAAAGCTCGGAATAAAGCACGGTCGGGACCTCTTTAATTTTGAGCCGCTTTACAGCCTTGAGGCGTTGGTTTCCGTCCAATACAACGAGGCGGCCGTCCTGTTCCTCTAACGCCATAGGTCGGTGTTCCCAAAAACCATTGAGCTTGATAGAATCAACAACACGGTCCAGCCCTGCTTTGTCGATAGTGCGTGGATTGTTAGGCAGAGGGTGCAAGTCGGCAACCTTGCGGTATTTCATAGGCTCACTTTTCATCTTCCTCTGCGCCCTCCTCGGCCACCTCGGTTAAAAGTTGCTCATCATCGGCATAATCGGGATTAAGGTTGCTTTCGTCCTCAACCAGATTAAACACCTTGCGTATCAGTTCAGCCACCCGGATAAGGCGGTAATAGCCACGATTGGAAAGATAGATAAGCCGGCTACCATCGTTGCTATCAAAGCCTATGCCATAAAAGCGGCCGCGATAGTCAAGCGGTAGCTTAACCTTGTTGTCGTAGATATACACCGCGTCTGCCACAACTCTTGTGAGTGTGGCGGTGCGATTATAGCGACCATTGAGGTATATATGCGCTTTATCGCCCTTAGAGAGCGTATCGTGGGGCAAGAGATTTGCCACCTTTTCGCCTATCCATTCGCGGCCGCCTAACAGCCACAAACCTACCAAAGCTACTATAACACCTCCAGCGGCGCAAGCATACATGATGTAATCTCCAATATGGAGAGTTGCCATATCCATACGATAAAAATTAACTCGGTTAATAGTGCAAAGATACAAAATAATGTGTTTATTAAACACATTTTAGGCGACAAAATTTACTATCTCCCAAAAACCAACATAGCAGCGTCACGTTTATGCTCATTCGTGCGCCCTTTCCACTTGGTGATGTTCACAAAACTTTCGTGTGAAATCTTGGTAACATTGCGCTTGGGAGCTACCATTTCAAACCACACGCCCAAATCAGAGAGAAAGCCCTCCCAGATTGAAGCGTCCCGTTTGACAGAGCCAACGCCTTGCAGTTTCTTGCGCTCTTCCTCTCGGCTCATACGCTCTGTGCCAAACCACGTTCTTTGTCGCGGGTCCTCAACTCTCACATAAAGCCTTACGCCCTCACTCTCGGCTATTCCCTTGTATTGAGCCACTATTTCCATAGCCTTGTGGATTGCAACATCCTCAATGGCACGAAAACACTGGCTCCGGCTATCCCACACGGCAATGCCTGTGTGGGTACCGGTATCAATGCCAATGTGTATCATATCAGTAGCGGGCGCAAACTTTGTCGTAGATAGCCTTGCACACCTCTATGTCGTAGAGCGCATCGTGGAGCTTGCTATCGTCAATAGCAATGCCGAGGGTCTTGGCTACTGTTCCCTGCTTGAAATTCTCCATGTCGGCGCGCTGTTCGGCGAGATAGGGCGTTGCCATAACCATCACGTCTATGCTATTCGCCCAGAACCACGAGCCAAAGAATTTATCGTCGTTCTGGATAAACCATGCACGGAGAAATTGATTGTCGAAAGAGGCGTTGTTGTAGCCCACAAGAAAAAACTTGTCTTTCTTGTTGTAGCGGTCGGCATACTTTGAGAGCATATCCACAAATTGATTGTAGATAACGCCCATAGGCGGGTATGCCTTGATTTGAGCCTCGGTTACACCGCCTACCTCTAAGGCGGCCGGCTCAATAAGAGCCTGCGGGTTAGGCTGGACGTGGAGATTGAAAGTTTCCTTAACCTCTCCGTCTATTACCACCATGCCGGAAATCTGGTGGATTCCATGCTTGTTTACGAGCGTTCCGGTCGTTTCCAAGTCGAAAAATAACAGTTTCATTTTTAGAGTATTATTCTTTGATTTTACGGATTTTGATGTATTGCGGGCCGCCCATAAGCACTTGCATATAGATTGTGGCTATGATTTGCCAGTAGGCTTCGCGCCCGGATGTCTTGATGATGTCCTTTTTGAGCTTACGCGGTAGGCGTATAGGCTTGTGGGGCTTTTTCGTGCGTATGCACTCCCCTTTGATGTCTTGTGTCATTCTTTCTCGGTCTTTTTGTATGTGAATAAGTCGTTGTTGTCGGTCGTAACGAATAGAGGCGGGATAGCACCCCCATACGTCATTTGTGATACATATATCCGGGGCTTTCTCTTGAGGCGTTCAAAGTCGGCCTCGGTCAGCTCCCAGCAAGATATTACTTGGGTCCCGTCCTCGGATATGCGACAGGGTAGCGGTTGCACATTCGCATCATTGCTTGAGGCGATTGCGTTTTGTTCTGGAAATTCTATCGGTTTCATGTTGTTTATCGGTTATCGCCCGTGCCGTGGATAGTACCCCGGAGCTTACGGGCAGCTATTTTTGCGAGATTGAGAGTTGCCACCTCGGAAAGTGAGTAGCCTATTGCCCTTGCAAGATTGGCGGCGTACCAAAGCACATCGCCCAATTCGTAGGCTATTCGGTCCCGTGTGTCCTTGTCGGAGAAATCTCCGTTATGGTCGCGGATTATCTTTTTCACTTTGTCGGCTACCTCGCCGGCTTCACCGCATAAAGCGAGTGCGAGATATTCAACCTTGTTGTCGTTGGGGTAGATAGCCGTAGAGAGTGCCTCCGCTTGGTATTCGTTTAGTTCCATGTCATTTATCCTTTTCAAGCAACTTGAATATTTCTTCGGGGGTTTCAGATACTTCAACCTTTTCGCCGTCAAAGGTCGTTATCTGCGTCAGCTTACAGTTGCTGAATCTCATGCGGCGTTCCACTACGGTCATACTTGCGATATTTTTCTCACAAGTATAGTAGTCGGCATAGTCACCAAAGTATGCGTCAAAGATTCTGTTCAGTTTTATCATTTCTTTTCGGTTTTATGTGATTTATATTCTCTCATGGCAGCGTGGAGTGTGCCGTGCTTGTCGAGCAACTTTATCAGAGTGTCAACCTCAACGGTCGGCTCACCGTCCAGATACGCGGCAATGTTTCGTAGAGCGTCAGCGATAGCTTTACCTTGCTTTGCATCCTTGAGGGAGCGTTGCACCTCTTTGTTGGTTGCGGTCGAGCGTCCGGCGGCCTTTGCAGTCCTTACGGCCGTTTTGGCGGCTCTCACTTGGTCGTGGGGGTCGGCGTAGTTGCTTGCGAGTTCACGCGCTGCTTTGGCCGACAATTCACCACTCGCTATCTTGTCTTGTAGATATTGGGGCAGGTCGAGCAATGCCAGACACTTGCTAATGAAAGCTGGGGATTTTTTGAAAGTTTCGGCTATTTGTACTTGCGAATAGCCAAATTCCTCTTTGAAACGGCGAAACATTATAGCACATTCCAGCTCGGTAAAACGCTTGCCCTCGTTCCTCATCATCTGCTCAATGTAGAGGTCTTTCACGCTTGCATCCTTTGGAGCTTTGAGAGCCGGAACATAAGGGATGTCGGCACCCTCGGAGATAGCAAGCATGGTCGCACGATAGCGGCGTTCTCCGTCAACCAGTTTATAGCGTTCCACCCCGTTTTCATCCTTGTAGGCGATAACGGTTATAGGGTTAAGTACCCCCTTTTCCTTGATTTGCTCTTTGAGTTCGTCTAAGTCGAAATCTCGGCGCACGTTAAATCCGTCCACAACCACGATGTTGCGCGGGTCCACAAGAAATATATCCTTGCGTTTGGTAGAGTTAGTTTCCATTGTAGTAACTTGTTGTACGTTAGAATAAACTTTTTTGAGCGACAGCTCCACGGAGGCGTTTCATGGCCGGCTCAAAATACTTTTCCAGTATCTCGCATCCGATAAACTTGCGCTTTTCGTTGTGGCAGGCAATGGCGGTCGAGAAAGAGCCGGCGTAAGCGTCAAAGACTACATCGCCCTCTTTTGTATGGAGCAACAAGAGGTGTTGCAGTAGGCTCACGGGCTTTTCCGTTTCGTGTATGCGCTGGGCGGCTTGGGGCGGTTGGTTGCGAAATATTTTCAGTTGCATATCATAACCGAGAGAGTTGTAGGTAACGCCTTTCTCGCGCACATACACGATAAATTCCAGATTGTTGATGTAGCACCCGTTACTCAATGGAATAGGGTTAGGCTTAGCCCATACTAAGAGAGTTGCTACATAACCGCGCTGCTCCCACCATGTCATTATGCGCCCTATCTGCTTGTTGGAGCAAAACACGCAGATATTCACGCGCTTGCATATCCGCTCAAACTCGCTAAATATCCTGTCGTAGTCAATGCCTTGCGACACGAAATATAGAGAGCTATTCTTACGCGATTGTATTTGCTTGCGTGTGCAGAAATCCCCATGTGTGCCACCACCGTTAAGGTCTAAGTCGTAGGGAATATCCGACAATATGAAATCCACGCTGTTATCGGGCATATCGCCCATAACGCTTTCACAATCGGCGTTGTAGCATTTGCAATCGTCCACCTTTAAGCCGTCCATGTTCAGTAGCGAAAATCGGTGAAATGAATAATCTTACCTTTGAACACGTTGCCTTTGTGTACGCTGCCGAAAAACCACTCTATAAAGTCGGCGAGTTCGAGGCCGTCATTATTGGCGAGTAGTTCGATAGGCACCGGCTTTCCGTCAACCCATGCTTGGGGCTTTTCATCATCAACCCCGTATGTGATTGTGATGTCTTGCAGTCCTACATTAACAAACTGCTTTATGTCGGCCTGCTCGGAGTTGTAGGGTCGGCCCGTCCATTCACGAATACAAAGGATTTTCTTGCCTTCGTTGATGTCGGCAATCTTTTTCTCCCATTGCTCTTTCTCATCTGCGCGTATGGTGTGGATTTTGCGGCCGGCAAAGAGCTTGACCGCAAACAGGGTATTTATGCCCTTTTTGGAGTGTGTGGCGGGAAATACCCGGCACAATGTAAGGATTACTTTCTTGCGTTCCATTTTTACTTGGTTAATTTGGTTAGCCATTGTTCATAAACTTGTGTGGCTATCTGGGCTATCATTATTGGCGGTACGCTCATTCCGCAGATATATTCGGGCTTTTGAGTGCCAAAATCGTAGTCTTGTGGGAAAGATGATACCTTGCATATATCCGACACCGAGAGCCATTGCTTGCCCCAATCTGGCATTGGAGAGGCTTTTGTCCTATATCCGGCAATCAACGTGGGGTGTATGTCGGTTTTCTGAACGAGGGCGCATTGGAGATACTTTTTCGGCAATCCTCTCTTGAGGCGGTCGTATTCCTCGGAATAGCACGGGGTCGTTATCGGGTCCCCTAACGTAAGGCCGGCCTCCTCGCATGATATACCCGGCTCGTTGAAATCAAGTATCAGACGAGGCAATACATCGAAAAGGTTGTAAGTCTGCGGCACATAGTCGATAAGGTCTTTTCGCAGACACACGAAAAAGACACGCTCACGCCTTTGTGGTACGCCCATATTCTGCGCGTCTAAAAGCCAGTGTTGGCAATAATAGCCGGCCGCATCAAACTCGGCGTAGATACGTTGCACATACTTTTTCGCATCGCCTTGTAACAAGCCTTTTACATTCTCGGCGATTACCACTTTCGGCTGGAGCTTACGCGCAACCTCTATGAAATCGAAAAAGAGTGTATCAAGCACTTGCGTAGCCTGCCCCTCACGAAACTTTTTCTCAACGCCCCATGCCTCCTCTCGGCTACCTGCCATTGAGAAAGCGGAGCATGGCGGGGACCCGTCCAGAATGTCAAGATTATAGAGTGCGTCCGGGTATGCAGTCCTCTCTCGGAATGTCTGTATCGGTTCCAGAAACGGATAGCGTGGGTGGTGATTTGTTTCGTATAAGCTCATAACGCGAGGGTCAATTTCATTACAGCCTACTACATCGTAACCAGCTAATTTATAGCCCATTGTTGACCCCCCCCCACAAGCAAAGCACGAAAACACCACACCCTTATCTTTGCTGAAATGAGTGTCTTTGAGAGTCCAGTTGTAGTTAAATTTATGCTTCATTTTGCTTTGTGATTGTTCGGTGAACACACTTTAAGGGTGTAGAAAAATTATCGCCGGCGGCTACCCCCGTGCAGCTCTATCACGTTGAAAGATTTGAAACGGTCAACCAATCGCCCCTCAAAGCGTTGTTTAAGCTCTTTGACAGTCAGATTGCTTGTGATATGATAGCGTTTGCCATATTGCTGGTATATCTCATAGCGGGCAAAGAGAAATTCATCTGTTACCTGCGTCAAGAGTGTACCAAAACTCTTTTGCTGCTCGGTCGCTATGCCTAAGTCGTTAAGGCAAATGTTGTACGGGTCCACACCATCATAAGCCTCTTGGCAGCTTGCGCCTTTGAGTTCGTTGTATGTGTATTTGTCGATATGTCCGAAAACCTTTTGGTAGTTCATAAGCTGTGTCATGCTTATGGTACGGAATTGGTTATCGTTCTGGGTCGCTTGGAGATAATCGGCAAATACTTGCATTAACATGGTCTTGCCGGTACCTGGCTCTCCTATCAAGAGAATGTTCTTGTGAATTTTGTAATCCTCATTAGGAAACACACTCTCGGCAAGAGGACAGTTGTTGAAATAGTAGAGCAAGAAACGCAACACGTCCTTGTTATGCTCATCTACTATAAACCGCGAAAATTCACGGAGCATATAGTTATTACCCATGCCAATAACCATATTGGCGTGTACGTTATATTCTTTCTCATCTGTAAGGTCGTACTTAAAACCTTTCAGCATAGCCTTTCTCCGGCGCATCACCAGATTCCGGGCTTGCTCCTGTTGCAGTTGGTATCGTTCCTGTTGCATTTGGCGCAACAGTTCCAAAGCCTCCTGCTGATTTTGTGGGAGCCGTATTTGTTGGGGGTCGAGTGCCATATCTTAGTTGCTCATCGTTATATCTGTTTACTACCCAATTAAGGATAGCTCTATAATCACTTTTGTATCGCCTGCCATTCTGCCCTTTGTAGTTGTCGAGAATTTCTATCATACGCCTAGTGGCTGGCTCGGTATATTCCTCGCACAGCTTGGCGTATTCATCTTTTGTAAGGGTTACATTTTCAGCGTATTTATATTTTTTCTTTTTCTCGGCTTTCGCCTTTTGTTCCGGGGTCAATTCCGGGGGAGTTTCGGGGATTTCCTCATCATCGAATAATTGAGGTGCCGGTGGGTCTTGCTTGCTTTCGGGGGGAGGCTCTACAACCACGGGGGCTTGTTGCTGGGGTGCTATCTCTTGTGTAGTCGCAAACACCCTGCCTTTGGTTATCTCTCCACCTTTGCGGCCCGCATTGCGCCTTATGCTGCTTATTCGCTCTTTGCGTACCATTTCGGGAGAGTAGTATGCTCCGTTATTGTCTATCGCCAACAATCCGCTCTCAATGAGAATATCAAGCGCGATAGGGTCTATTTGCAATTCTCGTAGGATTTGCCCCTTTGTATAGGGCTTTCCGTTAGAGTGCGCCATAATCCCCCTTGTGGGGCTTTCCCACATATAGCAAAGCAATGTAAGCCATATCCCCCTTACATCGTAAGAGAGAGTATTGACACGGGGGCTGTCTAACCATTCCCCCGTGTTAATAGGCATTAGGGATTTTATCCGCTTGTTTGCCATAGGGGAGTTGCAGTTGTTATGCTTCGATTATGGCAATATCGGGGGCAACCTCGCGGATTTTGTCAAGCACAATGTCGATAGCCTTATCTCGCCATTGGTCGGTGAGTTCCTTTGCGCCCGGAGAAACGAGTTGTAGGAAAACCTCGCCGTCTGTGAGGTAGTGGTCAAATTCCACCGCGAAAGTGGTCTTTCCCTGCCCCTTGAAAATGGGGATAGTGATGTTGAACGACTTGGGGAGATTGCTTTCTACGGTCTGGCGGTACACCTCGGCGCGGGAGCCGGACGGGTCGTGCTGCTTTTCGATTTCGGATTTTGCCTTTGCCGAAAAGTTTTTGAGTGCCGATACAAGTTTCATGCACTCTTCCTTATCATCAAAGGCGGCGCGGTTGAGGCGAATGAATTGCCCCAGTTTGGCGGGCGTCCAGCCCACATTGGGGCTGTTGATACCAAATGCCTTGAAAAGTTCGGAGAGTTCGGCGGTGCCGGCGATTGTTCCTTTTGTGTAGTAGTCGCTTTCGTTGATTGTGAGAGTGATTGCATTTTTCTCGCGCTCAACGAGAATAAACGCGCTCTTTTGGTCGATTGTGCCAACGCGCTTTTCCAGCCAGTCAAACGGAGTTGACAGTACGCCGGTGATGTTGATTGTTTCGGGTGCTTTCTTGTCAAGCTCTTTGCCGGCCGCCCCCTCGCGGTAGATTACCACAATAGGCTTTTCGCCCGTGTAGTTCTGGATTGTGAGGTTGATTTTGTTTTCGTCCATTGTTGTATGAATTTTGAATGGTTGTTACTTAGTCATCGGTGCCGGTGCCATTGAAAAAGCGCATGGCTTGAATGATGTTACGCTGCCTTTCTTCGGGAGTTATGGCACGTTCTTCAATCTTGTAGCCGTCAGCGGAGTAGTAGGCCGTCTTGCCCTCGTCCACATCTACAAACTTGAACGTGTCGGCTGTTACCCACTCGCCACGGGCTTTCAGCTCATCGAGTATCTTGCCGCGGCGTTCAAGCATGGGTTTGATACGCCCTTTTATGTCGGCGCGGACTTGGGCGAGTTCATCTTCAAGCTCGGTGATTTGGATTGACACCTGCTCCAGTTCGGCGCGGCGGTCGTTCACCTCATCTTGGGAGAAAGAGCGCGTAAAACTACGCGGCTCTATTTGGTCGCAGTTATCCCGTAGCATTTGCTCACGGGCTTCGACCGGGTCGTTGGGAAACATTACGTCTTGCATATCCTTATGTTTTTTTGGATTGTTGGTTGCAGTTATTCAAGATGGCCGCCAACGGTGAAATTGTAGGCATAGGCTTCAGCCCACAATTCCACGAATTGCTTGCCAAAGTATTCTGCCTTTTCCTCGGTGTCAAGGCACAAGCGGAACGCCCCACAAGCATACGTCCACGAGCTACGAACGTCCGCATCCAGACAACCGAAACCCGCAGCCGCGCCATAGTACGCATAGGCAGACAGGAGGGCACCCCGTTCATCATCGCTCATGTTGGAGATTTCGCCGGTGGTCCAGAGTGCCATTACCGGGTACCACCACAATTTGCTACCGTCAGCCGTGGGCTGGCATTTGTTCTCGCCGCCCCATAGAGCTTTGCAAATATGCTCCAGCTTCATTTGGGCGATAATATGGTTAGGTACTCCGGCGGCTACGAGCTTTTCAACGTCCAGACTTTCGCCAAGAGCAACGCAAGCGTCCTCGTAGGAGCGAATTGTGGTATAGTCTGAAAGACTTGGTGCTGGTCGGGAGGGTGTTGCAGTTGTTTCGTTATCGCCTACCAGAGTGGCGAGGATTTTGCGGGTGTTATCATCGGCCATTGCGTAAGCCGCCTCATAATTCGCGCTTGTGATTTTGAGTTCTTTGTTTTCGCTCATCGTCTAATTGTTTTAGTTTATTGAGATTTATCTTTGTCATTCGTATTGCATTTGCCGCTCTTAGGTTCTTGGTAGGGTTAGGCGGCAAGAGGTCTAAAATCATAGGAATGTGTCTTACCAACTCCGAGATTACGTTGTCAGCTACTTGTATCATTCGTGCGCCAATATTTATCCGGGTCCGGTATTTCGATTCCGAGAAATTCACGCCCATAATCTCTTAGCTTTTCGCAATAGGTCGAGAATTGCACGGTGTTCATCGTGGCGGTCGAGCTTGGAAATTCCACTATTTCGCCGGTGTGTCGGTTGACAACACTTTCTTTGGCGATTATGGATTTGAAAAACTCATGCACCTGCTCCACCGTGGTAAACTCCCAGCCGGCCTCTAAGAGCGCGTCTAAGAGCATAGGATAAATACAGCCCCAGAGCCAACCGTTTTGGTCGTTGGTGCGCGGCTTGCGGATTTTCTTAACCTCAATGAGATACAATCCATCGCAAACTTGCGCAAACCACTCATATAGCGGCCGTAGATTGAATAACCCGTTAATCTTCTCAACCATCACCTTTGCCATATCAATACTTGGTAATGTCAATGGTTAAACCCGGACTGGCGGCATAAACAACCCTGCCCGTATGTCGCTCTATCTCGCTTATGAAATGCTCACGGTCGCTATTGTGAGCCGAGAGGTGGAGCAAAACAATCTCTTGCACATCGGTAAGGTCGTGTTCGCGGATAACTCGCTTGCAAGTGTCAAGCTCCATGTGAGAGTTCGGCAGTCGCTCAATCTGGCTTTTGAGTGTATAACCCTTATTAACAGCCTCAAGCAAATTAAACGTGGAATAGTTGCACTCAATAAGCAAGTGGTTGAGCTTTGGAAATATTTGCAAGCAATCGCAGCTATCGGTCAGGAATAACACCCGTCCACAATCGGGGTGGATTATGTGATAGCCCACACAAGGCACATCGTGGCAGGCAGGAAAAGGCAGCACCTTGAAACGGCCCAGCTTGTAGCCCTTGTAGGGCTGAATAGCAACGGCGCGTGAGCTTTGGATTTGCTTTGCAGTCCATACCTCCGGGAGTGCCAGCGTGGTTATACCACATTCCACCACATTGCGTATATATTTGGCGTGGTCGTTGTGTTGATGAGTGATTAGACAGCCCGCCACCTTACGGATATTAAAGCCCAAAGCCTTTTTGACTTTCGCAAAAGCCACACCAGCCTCAAGTATCAACGCCTCATTGCCATTGTCAAGAATATAGCAATTACCAGAGGACGAGCTGCCTAATACTTTCAATTCCATTTTCCGAGCTGATTAAAAACCGGGGTCGGGGTCTGTTGGTAATTCGGGGCCGTTCTCAACATCGGCGGGAGCCGCCTCCACGTCCTCATAATCCACCGTAGTAACATCAATCGCCTGTGCGGTCGATGCGGGTGCGATAGCTGGCGCAGAGTTGGCGGCAGATAGGGCTGTCTTGGTATCGCCAGAGGTTTCATCGCTTGCCAAAGCCTCTTGTAGTTCCACGGAGAGATAGCCATATTTACTAAGTAGATTTCTTAGCGCGGTCTTGATAGCCATACCGTGAAAGTTACCGAGCCAGCCCAGAGAGCCACTATCGGCCACAACGGGGAGTTTTGCAAGCTCCATGAGTGATTCCACGGTAACGTCTTTGGAATACATAAGAGCCTTTGAGTAGCGTTTGGCGTGTTTTGCCACGTCCTCGACACTCATATAGATTGCCTTATGGTAGCCGTTGAGCAATTCGATATAGGCAAAGTAGCCAATAACAGTTTCGCTCTTTTTCTCACCGTCTAAGTCGATTTCGCCGGTGAGTTTGGATTTATTTTTGAGTTCGCCCTCATACACCACATCGGCATTAATGATACGATATTGGCCGGTACGCATTGCCAGCTGATACAAGCCTTTGTAGCCTATCTGGAAAGCAGGCTCATACTGTTTGCGCTTGTTGCCGTGTTCATCTTTCACGGTGTTGTTGTAGGCTATGATAAAAGCCTGTCCGAGTGCCTTGTTGATAGGCAGACGCAGAACGGCCGCTTTGAGAGCCTCTTTTATCACGAGGGTAGGGTCGCAAAGCTGGAGCTTGCTATCGCTGCTGAAAAACTCCAATATGCCTGCTATGAATGTCGGTGCGCCCGCTCCGAGGGCATTGTCAAACTGCTTGCGCATTGCTCTATTGTTGAGCAAGTCATTAAGCATATTGACCGGCGTTTTCTGGACTTGTGTTGCTGTCTGCTGTGGAGCAACGGCCGGTGCAGTCCTTTGTGTCTGTTGCGTCATTGTAGTAACTTATTGGATTGTTAATGCTTTGTCGTAGCTCACGCGGAGATTGATAACCTGCGAGATTGTGGGGATAGCCTCGTTGACACTCTCGCGGTTGTCAATGAATATGGGCGCGGAGTAACCTTTGGCTTTGCAAAAAGCGTTGATGATGTCAAGCCCGGCGTTGAGCTTTCCGGCGGCGTTCACATCGGGATAGGGGGTGCCGTCCACGGTGCAAACACAGGTGATTTTCTCGCCACCGTTTTTCTGCTCTTTGATGAAAGAGAAAGAAACGTAGCTGAAAAGGCCGTTGATACGCTCATAGAGCAATTCATCTTTGGCTTTGAGGAAACGTGTGTAGGTGTCCTCCCAACGCTCCAAATCGGCAATGGCTTGGTTGTTGGCAATGCGCTTTTCCTCTAACTCGGCAAGCTCATTCTTGGCACGTTCTACGGCGGCCCGCTTACCCAGTCGGCGGTTGAGTTCGGCAATACTCTCGGAAAGCATAGACTTTGCCTCTTGCAGTTCGCTTGTGTCGGCCGGCTTTACCTCGGCGTAAAGCTGGTTGTTAAGCTCTTGAATTTCGTTGGCGAGTGCCACACATCGGGGGTCTTTGCCGATTATTTCCTCAACATTTTGAGCGGCGGGGATATGAGCTTTGGCAAACTCTATTTTGCCTTTGAGTTCCAAAGCCCTATCCTCTAAGGTCGAGATTTGACCCGTAAGGCGTGTTTCGCTTGCTTTGGCCGCGTCTAAGGCTTGGCGCATGGGTATTCCGCGGGCTTGGATTTCCATTTGGCGTTTCGCCTTGTGCTGCTCAAAGTTGCCACGGAGTGTTTCAAGCTGCTTTTTGAGATTATCGCCTTTTAGCGGCTCACCACAAGTAGGGCAAACGAGGCTGTCCTGCGCCGGCTCGGTGTATGTTTCCTTTGCCACGGCCTTAAACTCATCGCGGAGTGCCACAATCTCGGTGTCGGTCTTGGCAATAGTATTCTTTACGGCCGCAAGTTCATTACGCTTGGTGTCGATGTTGCGTTGAATGGTCGCAAGCTCACTCTCCATGTCTTGAATATCCACCATAGCCTTGTTACGGTCGGAGCTGGCTTGTATTCGGAGTTCGGTTTGGCGATTACCTAACTCTATGCGCTTTTCACCACACACACGCTGAATTTCAGCCTTACGCCTATTGGCGGCGGTCGTGGCGTTGTTTACATCGGTGAGTTGAGCGTCTATGTCGGCGAGGCTCTTACGCTTGCTCTCCAACTCGCTTTCAAGTCCGGCCCAGTCCTCGGTGTCGTTCAAAAACTTTTGGGCTGTTTCGATAGCCGCCGGAATGGTAGTAAGAGCGTCATTGCAACCCTTTTTCTTGGCGGCTACCTCTGTAGCGAATTTTGCAAGCGTGGTGCCGTTGATACGGTCGAGCAACGCCATAAATTCGGGATTGAGCGCGGCCACCTCATCATCGCTTATGTTGCCTACGATTTCAAGCAACATATCTTTCTGGTCATCGGCCGAAAGACGGGAGAAAAGGTAGGGGTTGGTAATGAGCCTAAACACATCTTCCGGGATTATCTCGGAGATTTCGGCTTGATACTCCTTTTTGGTACCGCAACGTACATCATTGATGAAAAATTGGGTTTCATCTTTCATCGTTTCCTCGGTGGAGCCGTTAACCTTGTTCCATTTCTCAATAAGGCAGCGTTGCAGTTTTACCTCTCGGCCGTTAATTATGAACACACCCGTTACTGAGTGTTCCAGACGATAGATAGGCTTACCGTTCTCATCGAGCGTTTTAATGTTGAAATCGCTACGCCCTGCGCTATCCTTTCCGAATAGCAGCCACAGATAACCATCATAGAGCGTGGTTTTGCCTGTGCCATTTTCGCCAGATACCAGCGTTACCGCATTGGAGAAATCGGCATGAAACTCGCGCACACCCTTAAAGTTTACCAGTGTGAGGGATTTTAGAAAAATCTCTTTCATGCTTATTTGTGAATTATTGTGTTTAACCTTTCGGCTTGGTTGAGTGCCATCAGTTCGGCGCGTGAATAGTAGCGTTTGGAGTTGAGAGCGGCCCCGTTGCGTTTGGGCGTTATCAATCCACTCTCTACCCAGCGTTTAACTCTTACCTCTTGGAATTGGCGATACGCTTCACGTTGGGATATGAGGTCAGTTGCCGGGGCAGCTTCCTTTTGGTAGGTGGCAACACCCAGAGCCGCCATATTCGCGCACAGCGTTTTGAGTTCGTACAATTCCATAGTGATTGTCATAGTCTATTTTCTATGCGCTTTGATTTTGCGAATAAGTAAATCCTTGAGGCTTTCGCCGTCCTCATTGTCGAGAAAGAGCAAGCCCGCGAAATAGAGAGAGCCGGCCACGAAAAGCCAGTGCGCCCAGTTGCCGGCGCATACTCCCCAAATTGCCCCCGCGAGGCATAGTAGCCAGACGGAGAGCCATACGGTGTTGTAAATTTGTGTTCCTGTCATCGGTGTTGCAATTTTTATGTGAATAATTCTTGTTCGGGGATTCCTAACTCTTTGGAAATAATAGAAATTTTCAGAGCATCCGGCTTTTGAGTGCCGGCTATCCAGCAGCGCACGGTCACTTCGTGAACCTTGCATAAGGCGGCAATCTTTTTGACAAATGCGGACTTGGGCGCAACCTCTGCCTTGGGGGGTAGAGCGTCATAGTATTGCCGAAACTTTGTTTTTTCCTTGTTCTCCATTATAATTCTTATAGTGCTCTGTGTTCTGTAAGCACAATAATTTTGTAATTTTGCGGCACTACAAAACTTATTATGGTGCAAAAATAAAGACTTTCTATAAAACCACCAAATCTTTCTATAAAGAATTTCTATAAATTTTGCATCCTAATGACTAACTACAAGAATATGAATAAAATAGACAGATATAAAATTTTAATTCGCCACATGATAAATGTGGGGATTATTGCCTCTCAAAAGGATTTAGGGGCAAAAATGGGGTATGCAAAAGAAAGCACTATCTCCCAAATCATCAATGAAAAGGTAAAAGAGCCGAAAGACTTTATAGATAGACTTGCTGCGTTTGTCCCAGGCCTCAACAAACAATGGCTTGAAACAGGAGAGGGGGCTATGCTCATAACCTCAAACGACAATCACGGTGGTGGTCAGCATTTCCATGGGTCAATAACGGGACCCAACCCTCAGTTTGCCGGTCACGACTTTACCAACAACCCACCATGCAACTTTGGTGTAGAGGTCGATAAAGTCATAGCAGCCTTAAACGCACAAGCAGACCTCACAAAAGAAGCTCACGAGATAACCAGACGCGCACAAGCCCAAGTTGACCGAGCGCAAGCGCAGGTTGACGTGGCGCAACAACAAATGAATCGCCTATTGGCTATAATTGAACAGAAACTAAATATTGTACCAGTATGATTTGGATTTTTCTTATCCCGATAATCTGCTTAATACTCGCGGCGATTGTCAAAGGCTTTACGACAACTCCAAGCCAAAGCCTTAATCAAAAATTCGTAAGTCTTGGCACACTTACAGGCAAAACCTACTCGCAGATTACAAGTGTAGTTGGCGAGGCTAACTCCAAAAATTCTATTGGTAATGGAACAATCCTTTGCCAATGGGTTCAGCCAGCCTATCACATAGCGTTATTATTTGACGCGAACATGATTTGTTTGGGAGTGGAGAGCGAAACAAAGGTTGATGAAACGCAGTTAGGACTATGAACGAATACTACCGAATGGTGATTGAGCTTTTCAAGGAGAGCCTCACCAGCGTAAACCGGGTAAATCCCGATGAAAGCCTCCGGGTGCTGATAGAGATAGAAAAAGCGATAACGACTGCAAAGATAACTAACCAGCCCCTCGATGAGCTTTACCAACTGAAAGCGGACGTTGAGTTTATCCGGGCATTGAACGAATAAGCCGATGAGAAATATACTCACAATTATTGCGATGGCAATCTTACTCTCTGCTTGCCAAAAGCCATACGAAAAAGCCGTAGAGGAATACATCAACGCCAATTTTAATGACCCCTCAAGCTATGAACGTGTTGAGTTAAGCGAACCAGTTGCCTATACTGGCATACAATACGCAAAAGATGAGCTACTAAAACAAGCTCGTGAAGAGGGTTGGCCGGCAGATACGACCATAATACGTGCAAGCCGTCTTAGGGATAAACTCATAAGCAACGGACTAAATCCAGACACTATTTTGTGGAACACTGTTGAACACACCTACCGGGCAACCAATTCAATGGGTGCAAAGATTCTCAAAAAAGAAAAATGGATTCTTAATGAGGACTGCACGGAAGTTATGTTTACTGAATAATGAATACTCCGATAAGCAAGCAAATAATGGAGCGTTTTTATTGCGCTCTGGATGCGATTGTGGCGATGAAACGGATTAGGGGAGTAAACACCTATTGCCGGCTCTACGAGATAGACCGCCGCAATCTTATCGCAAATCGCAAGGACTTGGATAGAGGTTGGTTTCAAGTATCATGGCTCCAGCCTATGGTGAAAGAGTATGGTGTGAGTGCAAAATGGCTCATGCTCGGCACCGGCAAGATGTTCGATGAATAAGAATAGGGCAGCACTTTCGGAGTGTTGCCCTGTTTTGTTCTTTCCCCCACACCCCCTATTTCATATACTTACTTTACTTATACTCTATATAGTATATTTTTTTTCGCGCGCAGGCGCATTATGCGCGCAGGCGCGAGGGAGATTTTTGCCTAAGCAAAATTTCAACACGTTTTTCAAAAATTGCGTTTGATTTTCAATGCGTTACAAACTTTTGCCTAAGCAAAACGACAAACGAAAGATTTTGCTTAAGCAAAAGGTTGTAATTTATTGTATTTTAAGGGTTTATACGTTTTGCCTAAGCAAAATCAAATTGTTAAAGTATTGATTTTGTTTATCTTGTGAATTTTTGCCTAAGCAAAACGGTCTTAAAAAAGTGTGTTTGAGAGCTTATTTATGGGGCTTTTTCTCCGTGGAACATTTTGCTTAAGCAAAAATAAAAAGGCAACTTTGAAAAATTGCCCTTATATATCAATGCGTTACAAACTTTTGCCTAAGCAAAAATTTCATTTTGCCTAAGCAAAACTATCTGTTTTTAGGCTCATCTACACTTGGTAAATCCAATGCCAACAAGTCAAGCACAGCGCGGTTTGCTTTGTCTATCTTATCCCAGCTCTTGCGAATGTAGATGTCGGTTACGCGCATACTCTCATCTACATGGTTGAGTGCAGAGTGGACGGTGTATTTGTCTATGTCAGCATCATTGTTGGCTATCGTAGCCCAACTATGCCGGGCTGCGTAAAACTCCAAATCATCAACACCGATAATATCACCAATCCTTTTCAGCCCCTTATTGATTGCTGCGCAAAAAGTGTCGGTCGAGGAATAGAGCTTATAGAAATTGAACACCCTTTGCCCTGTCGGGTCCCGATACTTTTCTACGAGAGCTTGCGCCTCCGGCTCTATCTTAATAGAGATTTCGGCTTTGTCGGCTCGGCGGTTGCGCGTCTTTTGGCGTTGGTATGTAATTCGACCGTCCTTGTAATCGGTGGCGGCGTATAGGTCGGCCTCATTCATACCCACCAGAAAGAAACTCAAAAGGAATAGGTCTTTGGCAAAGTTGAAGCGATTAACACCGGGTTGTAGAATGGTCGTGTAAGGCACTTTCGCCAATGCCCTCATCTGCTCCACTGTCAAAGCGCGTTTGCGCGATAGCGTGGGCTTAGGAATGGTAATCTTATTGAATGGAGAGAATGGTATGCGAATTATGCCGGCCTCTTCATCGTTGAACTCCAATTTTGCACGATTATACATTGCCCGGAGTTGGGCGAGATATAAGCCTTGCGCTCGGTCGCCTTTCTTGCAGTTTCTCCGTGGTGGCTGCTTACCAATCCAATTTATCCAATCGTTGAGAAATTGCACCGTGATTTCCTTAATGCTTACAACATCACGCTCGGCAAATCGCTTGAGGCTGTTAATGGCAACTTGGTAGGCTTTGGCGGTGCCGCCACGACCCTCTTTTTCCAGCTTGACAATGAAAGCCTCAGTGTATGCCACAATATCCAAATCAAAGGGCTGCTCGGTGGTCTTGCGAGTTATAAGTTCAACGACCTGCTCTACGGTCATATCATCAAGCCCCTCGCCCACGTTATTGCAAATGGAGCGATAGCGGCGCAATGTGTCCTCTACCATGTCAATGTACTTTTGATTTTTCAGCTTGAGGGCGCGTGTCAAATCCTCTTTACCCACATACCACGGAGTAGAGAGATACTTTTTCCGTTGTTTATGAGTAATGCGAATTTTGATATTATAGGTGCCGTCCGCTCTCTTTTGGTGCGCGTATATCTCGGCTTTGAAAGTAGCCAT